AAGTACGAAATCAAATCTCGAAAAAATAATATTCGCGTAACTCATTGATAATAATTAATTTAAATCGTGTTCAAGAATTTTTCTTTGGACAGCAGTGAACTCAATAATTAAAATTGTTAATACTTTTTACTTTGTGGACCAGGTATATATCCCTCTCCTTTGCTGCAAAGTTACAAATAATACCACACTTTTGCAACAAAATCGTGTAAGGATAATTTACTGTATGTTAAGCAATTAACAATAGATCAGCACTGAAAACATAACAAACATTAAAATCATACAAAATCTTAACACAACAAACAAAATGTAACCAAATAACACAATACCATATCAATAAGTAAGCAAATAACTAACAATTTGAGCAAAATGTAAGCAAAGTATATCAATATCCGGCAATAAGTAAGCACTTTTGTAAAATAATAGTCAGTTAATAAATGTACCCAGAATAAAGGATCTTGACAAATTGACAAAATGTGAGAATAACAAAGATAAAGTGATAAAATGATAGGAAAAAAGGCGACTTTCGTTGCAAAGTGTCACAAAAGAGTCAATTTTTGGGTGCAAAGTGTAAGATTATACATATAATATGACTGTTTTTGATGTATTTTCGTGCATTTTGATGGGATAGCCCCCCAATTTGGCAGGTGGCAGGGCCAGTGTGACCTATTCTCGAAATTTTTTTTATTTTTTTTATTTTTTTTGCTTTTCTCGTAAATGGCTGTATATTTGTTGTTGTAAAAATGCGTGAAACATTGATAAAACAGGTGTATGGTACGTTTTAACAATTGCTGTAAAAGTTGTATGTTAATTAAATGTTAAATCATAGTTAAAAGAGTGTGTTTTTACATATTTTTAGTGTCAAAAATGGGTAGAATCGGGTAAAAATGACCAATTTCGGTAAAAATTTACTCGATTATAACTCAAAATCGGGAATGCGTGAAACACCGATGGTTAAAGGTGTTATCTTTGCATAGAGAATGGATAATTGACAAAAAGAACGATTTTTACGGGGTTGTTATTGTATTTATTTATATATATTCTTTTATAGAGCCCTGTTTTTGCGTCGTTTCGGTCGTGATTTTGTGTTTTGTATGTCTAAGAAGTGTGATATTGGTTTGTTTTTGAGTGCGATAGACTTGGTTTCTGAGTCTTATTACAGGTCATTTGACAAGTCTTTGTTGCGTGACGGCATGCGTGAGCCCCGTTATGACGAGCGTGAGTTCGCGTACAAGAATGCTGTATATCAGGCATCTTCCGTTGTCCTCGGTTATTATATGGGTAATGTGTATTACCATGACGGCAGGGTATGGAGTTTGCTTGACAGTGATTTTCTTGAGAAGGCCATTGAGAAGTCGTTGGTGAGGATGAAGGCTCCGAAGGGTGATGTGCGCAAGTGCATGACCAGTGTTTTGCACCAGGCTTATATCGGTGCTAAGTTGAATACTTTGACGTTCAGTCCATCTGTGATAGGCTTCAGGAACGGTATATGGGACTTCAGTGACATCAGCCATCCTGTGCCGCGTGAGTGGAGTGACAGGGTTCCAATCCGCAGTGTGCTTCCTTACGACTATGACCCGGAAGCCGACTGTCCCGTTTGGAGGTCTTTCCTGTCTTCCGTGCTTGACAGGAAGAGCATCGACCTGTTGCAGAAGTACCTTGGTCTTGGCTGCGTGTGCAGGCGTGAGATGGAGCATAAGGTTGAGGAGACGCTGTGGCTCATCGGTGGCGGAGGTAACGGCAAATCGACCATTTTCGATGTCGTCAGCGGCGTGTTCGGTGCGGACAATATCTCTTCCATGCCCCTTGGCTACCTCATCAGCGGCAATACCGACGTTCGTATGCGTAATGTCGGTGCCATCGTGGGCAGGATATTCAACTACTGCACGGAGGTGCAGGCCAACGACATCAGCAAGTACGGTGATGCCTTCAAGAGCCTGTGCAGCGGTGAGAAGCAGAGCGTGAGAAGGTTGCAGAGGGACGTTGAGGATGCCTATGACATACCTTATCTGATATTCAACATGAACCGCAAGCCGCAGAACACCGACCTTGACAGGGCATTCCAGCGCCGTCTGCTGTTCATCCAGTTCAAGGGCACGGTCACGCAGGATGACATGGACAGGGAACTCGGAGCTAAGTTGTCCCGTGAGTATTCTGGTATCAGGAACTGGATGATTGAGGGCTACAGGAAGTTCGTAGGGAGCGGTTATCAGTTCGTGCGCAGCACGGACATGGATGCGGAGATGGTGGCCTATTATATAGAGAACGGCAAGACGGCGTATGTGTTCATGGAGAAGAGCGGCTACCGTTCCACCTGCCGTGTCGGCCATCTTGACGAGAAGCCCAAGATTGTCCGTTTCTCTGATATCTACCAGCGTTATCTCCTGTGGTGTGACAGGTTCGGCTACGAGGCTGACAACGAGAACAAGTTCGGTCGCGAGATGACCCGCATGGGCGTGTCGAGGAAGAAGACTGCGTATGGCCTTGTGTATAAGGTGTACAGTGACGATGACATTGACTTTGCGATAAAATTGTGATTGATATGAAGATAGATCGAGATAAATATTACGTCCACGATAACGGTTGGTGGTGGGGCGTGAGTTACAACATCATCCGCAAGGACGGTAACGGCATCGTCGAGTTACAGTTTGACAGGGAGATGCCCAATACCTGCTACGTCAAGGGTCTGAGCGTGTTGTCTTCCCACAGAGGGCATGGCATAGGCAAGGAACTACTTCTGTTGTGCGAGTCCATTGCAAGGCAGGAGAAGATGCAATTTCTCGAATTGTCCGTTGAGAAAGGCAATGAATGGCTTTATGAGTGGTACAAGCGTATGGGCTTCCGTGTCCTGCGTGTTGAGGATAAGGTGTATGACATGATAAAGGTATTGTAGATATGAAGAAATTGAGTTTTAAGATACCACTGTATGGAATAGATGTTACTCTTGTTCAGGTTGAGGATAAGAGTGACTCTAAGTCGGTAAAGTCTTTGTTGCTGTCCTTAAAAGCAAAAGAATGTGATATAAATGATGTCGTAAGCGGTATCGAGAGGGATTGTTTCAATGGAGGTGAGACGTTTCGGGCTTTTGACTTGAGAAAGATTTTGGTTATATTCTATACAATGAAGTCAGAACGCCAACGCGCTAATTTGTATTCCCATGAGAAGCGTCATATCGAGGACAGGGTTCTTCAATACGCATCTGTCGATGATGTTGAGAGTGCTGGCTTGCTTGCAGGATTCCTTGGTGAGAAGTTCTATGACTTTGAGAAATTGGTAAAAGGATAGAGTTTAACAACAAATACAAAGATTATGGAAGGAAAAGAGAAGATTGATTTTTTCTGTGCGTTGGTTCAAATGTTGAACGACACGGAAAACGTGGAAATCCTTGGCATGGCAATTAAGATGTCTAAGTTCAAGGACAATTTGGTTACTGCGTCTGATACAACGGTGACGATAGAGATTCCGAAGGTAGTAGAGATGGTTACAGAGGTTGTTCCTTACAATCCTTTTCCTTGGAATCCGATGATCACACAACCATACTATCAGCCAGACTTTTTTCATGTAACCTGCAATGGCAATGAGAATATCAACAATAAAACGGAATAACTATGGAAGAGAAGAAGAAGAGGTGGCGTCCGTCCTTAACGGCGTACAGGGAGTTGGAAAAGAAACTGGAGTCCCAGATTGAGGGCACGAGCCAGTTGGTTAAGGACTGCGACGCTTGGCGTGAGAAGTACCGCGGGGTGGTCGATGGCTATGTTCCTGTCAGCAAGTATAACGACCTGCTTGCAAAGAACAATACGTTGGAGCAGTCGAACAAACTGATGGAGGATGAACTGAATCGTGTGCGTGAGGCTAACGTGTCTCTTGGCAAGAAATGTGCGGAGTTGAGTAACAAACTTTCTGAGTTGTTGTCTCGCGGTTGGTTTGCAAGATTGTTTAACAAGAAATAATAGGGAACTATGGGAATTATACAGGAAAACAGATTGAATGCGCCTCAGCCGGAGGTCAAGGACACTGACTACGGCGCAAGATACGTCAAGGCGGCTACGGAAACGCCAATTAGCGAGATACCGCCTGCAAAGGAGGGTGAAACTAAGGTTGAGCCTGTTCCTTTGGCTAAGGATGGTGATGTGACTACGGTGGAACTGAACGCCAACGCTGCCGATTTACAGGAAGATGCCGATTTGGTAAGAGAAAAGGCACAGGAAACAGATTTGGTTGTGAATCGTATTGATGCGAACTCTGCAATCTCTGTTGGTGAATTAGAAATCACCACCGTTACTACTCAAAAGGAGGAAAAACCGAAGAAAAAGGCTGGCAGACCTAAGAAGAATCGTAAATAGGGACACTATGAGCAAGGAATTGAAGAAGAAGTTTGAGAAGTTTGTCAATGCAATGACAGAGGAAGAGGTGCGCAAGGAGTTGGTGCTTGCCTATTTGCAGATGGAGCGTTGCCAGCAGGTGTTACGTGGTGAGGACGTAAAGCCCGTCACAATGCGTGACAATGGCGAGAGTTCTGACTTGGAGTTGTTCTACAGGTGCAAGAAGTGTGCCGAGGAACTGGCGTATTTGAAAAATATGGCGAGTAAGTCTAAGAAAGACATTACGAAACTAATTAAAAATGCCATCAAATTTGGCGAGTTAAGTGCTCAAATAGAAAGTAAATCACTGCAATCGCCCATAGAAGGTATTTCTGAGAACACTGCATCTTATTGGGATGAATTTAAGAGGAAATTCAGTAACAATGATAGCGATAACATAAAAATATCCATAAAAAGAGATAATGATAGCATATCTTTCTCTCATCTGAAAAATATAGATAGTATGTCCATATCATTAAAAGCATTGAAACGCATTGTCGATGGCAAGGTTTATAGTGAAGATGTACTTCTCGAAAAGAAAGATGAAGATTCAATTAACGATAAAGAGATAAAGGATTCAAAAAAAGTATTTCATCCTTTTGAAACGGTATGGTATTGTAATGGTCAAATTTTAGTCAGCCGTATCGTAAGAATTGAATATGATGTATTTCGTAGTGGGATTAGAGTTTGTCTTGAAGATGGTTCTGTATTTGGAAACTTTGATGGTCTTTTTAGGACAAAAGAGGAACTTATCAAGAACTTAAAGAAGAATATCAATGGAACAGGAGAATAAGAATTTGCAGATTCCTTTTGTGAAGCCTGCGCGAGTTGGAAATTTCAAGTTGTGGCGGAGTAAGACTTCGCTGAGTTATGCGCCTACAGACGAGGATAGGGCGAAGGTGCGAGAGGAAAGCGGATGTAAGAAGAAAGCCGTGACTCGCAAGGTGGATATTGAGGTTATCAACATCAGCAACCTTGACGGTTCGTGGAAAGTCTGCATCCCTCAAACGATGATGATGTTCTCGACCTTAGCCCAAGGCTTTGCCGTTGAGGATGAGACGCAAAGAGAGCAGTTTCTTGGTAGCGTGATTGGAAATATCTACCAAATTTCCACAAATCCTAACATTTATCTGCATGATGCGCTTGCTTTCCTTACCGAAATGATGTCGTACCCGTATATGCTTCTTTCCGAAAAGGAGATGAAGGAGCGTATGGAGAGGGGCTTGAAAGAGTTTGGATGGGACAAGGCGAAGCGCAAGGAGCATATCGGCAAGATGGTGGAGTACCGCCATCAGTTGTATGACCTTATCGAGAAGAAGAAGTCTGCCTATATCGAGGACTATGAGCGTCAGCAAGCGGAGCGTCGTGCAAAGGAGGCTGAATCCTTGAAAGCACTGGAGCAGGAAGAAATAGCGGAGCAGGCAATGGTAGTATTAAACGAGAAGAACAATGGGCAGTAAGAGAAAGAAAAGTCGTCTGACAAAGACTGACGTGAGTACGATTATTGACTTGCAGCGTGATTTGTCGTTTGCAGAGCAAATTGCGTGTGCCATTATTGGTATGACAAAGCATCGTGACGACCCTTGCTATAAGTCTATCCATGTTTTTTTGAACCATTCTAATAATGAATATATGTCTATCTTTTATTCGGCATGGGATTCTGTTGATGACAAGATGAAAGAGTTTGACGCATTGCAAGCGGAAAATAAGAGTCTGAAAAAAGAATTGGAGAAACTTAAAAGCGGTAAGCAATGAAGATACTGATTGATATGCCCGATAAATGGGCAAAGTTGGCGGCTTCGATGGTGAACGTGATGGCTACGGATGAAATCAACGAGGCAAAGATTGACGAGATTATTGCCTCAATGAAAGACGAGCCGTTTGAAATCGACTGCAATAATATCGGTGATTCCGAGCAGTGTAAAGGAATAATGCTTGGTCTTGCAATGGTCGCTATCGCGCAAAAGATTGAGAAGATGGAAGAGAAAAATAACCCGTGAGGGGACTTTTTCATATGAATGAAGATGTGTTATAAGAGAGGCAAGGACTAAATCCCTGCCTCTCTCATTTTCTTGATGATGGTGTGTGACTGCTCGATGATACGCTGCATTTCGTCTGGTCGGACTTCCAAGTCCCATTTGTCGGGTGGCAGGTCTCTGTTCTTCTCTGCCAGGAACTCGTTGTAGTTCTGTAGCAACGGGCATTTCTCGCAGGCGAGAGGTAGGAAGATTTGCACTGGATCTGTACTTGGATCGTTGATTTCATGTTTGTTCTCGTTGCGTATGTCGTTGTATTTAATCATCAGGTCTGCCCGTTCCTTTGATGCCGCTGGCTGCTGCTTGGCTGCGAGAAGCACTTCCTTTGCAACATCTTCCGCACTGAGAAGTTCAAGGTCTGCGGCCTCGTTTGTCACAGAGAGGAATCCCGCGTTTTTCTTACGTCTGGTGTCACGGAATTGCTTGAACCTCGGATTTTCCACTATAGACCTAATCACGGCCTCTTTTTTCTCTTGATTGAGGTTCTTGTCTGAATGGAATGCGATAACATACGCATCTTCTTCTGAATATCCGATGGTCAGGAGGTCGGCAAATACAAGTTCGCTCGTGCTCACTTTCAGTTTTTTCGCTTCTTTCGTTTTTGATTGTGATAATAGCATAATTATTCTGATTTATAAATTGGAATCGTAAAACAGACGCAATGAGCGTGCTGGGGCGGGAAACTCTCTGTATCGTCGATAAGGTGGAATCCTGTGCGGCTGTCACATAGGGCGCAGGGGTAATTACTGCCCCTTAAACACACATATCCTGCTGCGCCTTTTTCCTCATAGTTGAGGTACTGGTTACGCATCCACGCCATCTGTAGGGTGGTTTTTGCAAAGCGTATGATGTTGTTCGCCTCGGAGTTGGAACTACCCACGTTTCCTTGCTTCACGCCCTTGTTGCGGATATTGACAGACTTAAACAACGAGTAATTGGCAAAGGCCGCAGTCATGCCAGGCATATTGTAGATGGTGTGGAGATTCGACTTGACGCTTGTGATTGCCTTTGTCACGTCAAGTTTAGTCAGTCGAGCAACGACTATTGCCGATTCCAAGTCCCTACTGAAAGCCAACAAACGTTTTTCGAGCGTCTGCTTCAAGTTCCTATTGTTCTTACCCAAAAGGAGAATCCAAGGCAGCAGTGCGCCTTTCCTTTTCTCGCTTTCAGTGCATTGTATGGAGTAGTCAAGTACGAGGTCAAGGATTTCTTCTTCGAGGTTGTCGAGTATCTGCGCTATCTGCTCAAAAAGTTTCTCATTGTACTTTGAGGAAATCTGGAAGTCCTTCGGGTCAACGTTGTACTGATAGCAGAGCCTTGTTATTTCCTCGGCAGCGTCTTTCAGTAGTGCGCCGATGAGAGACGAAAGCCCACGGGCTGCACTCTCACGTCTCAAGACGTAATTCTTTCCTGTGCGCACGTCGGCTTCCGTCGGTGGCTCGTAGCCGTAGGGGATGAGTATGTTTAGCGTATCTTCCATTTACTTACTGATCCCATTTTGATTTTGCCTTGCCAGTTGCAGGGTCAATTTCGTTGCCCCAAGAATCCCATTGCTTTCCAAGGGTGGCGGGGCGTCCTCGCTTGATTCCATTGCCTGTGGCTACAGAGCCTTTGCGTGAACGCACCTTCTTCTGCGGAGTACCGCCGTTCTCTATCTGTTGTTCTGCTTTCAGCGTCTCTACCTGCTGTTCGGTGTTGAGTTCAGCGTGTCTTTCCGCAACCTCAATCTGTGCGTCCGTCTGAATGTCGAGTTTCTGTTCCTGCAATAGAAGTTCCTGCATCTGCTCGTCGTGCTTCTCCTGCTGAATGCGCTTCCATTCCTGCGGAGTTGAGAAATAGAATTTTTCTGATGCCGTCTGTTTAGATACGAAACCGTTCTGTACGGCGGTTGCAAGGTTGGTTGTAACTTCTTGGTCGTTGATGGGAATAAAGGGTGTGACGTAGAACGATATGCGCGTATTCATAAACGCAAGGCGGTTCTCCGTCTCGATGCCGTAGCCCCATTTGAAGATGTCAATCATCTTGCAGACAAACTCGTCGTATTCCTGAATTTCAAGAAGAGCCTTGTTATAGGCATCGGAGTACAGAAGTTTAATGGCTGCGGCAGGAGTATCACCAGATTTCAGTTCAGGAGCCTTGATAACCATTGACTGCGAGTAGATTTTCTCTTCGAGCAAATCGAGTTCCGTCTTGTAAGCCTCAGATGCGCTTTCACGCTTGAGGAATCCAGCATCTCCGTTTTCGGGGAGGATGAAAATCTTCGAGGCATAGGACATATCCTTTGTCGCAATCTCCTTGATTTTCTTTCCTTCGCCTTTTAGGAACATTATAGGCAAACCAAAATCGTGGTTGTTCTGCGCAAGGCGCGAGAATGCCGCTTCCCGATGCTCGATGGTTTCCTGACTTGGCGACCATACGGGGCCGTCGTTACGTCTATGGTAAGACACGGGAATCCACGGAAAACCATGAGTTCTGAAATCTTCCAACGTGTAACCGTAAATATAGAAGTCGCCCGCCAGTGTACTGAGGCTTGGCACGGTCTCTTCCGTCTGTTCTACTGGTGCGCTGCTTTCGTTCGGGTCTGCATTGACAAGCCTGTAGTAGTATCTGTCATCCCATACGTCCACATAGTTGCGCGTATTGCCGTTGTCGTCATCGGAGGTATATGTGCGTGCAAGGATATTCAGTTTACCCGTCAGCCTGTCATAGTGCGGATATAGCACGTCACCGTCGTTAAACGTCAGCACCTTCCAACTGAATACGTTTTTTGTCAGTATTCCAACAAAAGCAACATCTGCAACAGAGTAGTCAGACTTGATGGAGAAATGCCATGCGTTCTCCATGCGCTTGTCAGCCCATCCCGCTTTGAACTTGTTGTAAATCTCCAGTTTGTCATCATCCGTTATGCCGTCTGCAAGGTCGAACTGCATGTCGTTTCCTGTTGTTCGTGCCATGCGGTCATCAAGAATCTCCTGCTGGTACGCAAAGGCGTAGCGCGGGAAATCCTCTTCGTAATACAATCCGTCCTCTCCCTTCCTGTAGTTGATATAGACGTTACGGTCGTTGATGGCGTGGCTTGCAGGGTCGAGTTCCCTACGGAAGTCTGCCTGCGTGACAAGCATGTACACAAGGTTGTCCTTGATGACGATTCTCTCGCTTGTATCCCTCAATACACCGAAGTCAGTTCTCTCAGGTGTGTCAGGCAGTAGGCGGTAGAACGGCTTCTTGGTAAGCAGTCCCCGCAGATTCTTCTTTTTTGTCTGTGTTGTTTGTTCCATAATTTATTGTGTTATGGGTCAAATGGGGCTAATGGGTCTCATGGCCGTCTGACCGAGTTAATTGAAATCGAAAGTCCTTATAGAGCGGACGTGTGGTGAGAGGAAGTCTGGCACTTCCGTCTCGTTGTTGTCCTTTATGTCGAATATCTCGAACATCACCAGTGCCTCTATGAAGTCGGGGGAGTGTCCTACGAGGGACTTGTGCTTCATCTGCTCCTTGTGGATAAGACACCATCCTCTGTCCTGCTTGCTCATGTCCTGACGGATGGCCTTGCGCTCCAGTTGGAGTATGTTGTATAGTTTCATCAATGCGCAACCGCTAACGGTGTACTCACGTTCGAGTAGGGTAGGCTCGATGCTCCACTCTGCCTGCTGCGTGTGCTGTGCAAACTTATAGGATGCCTGTGACTTGATGCAGTCGTAGAGTTTCTTGTCATCGTCGCTCGGTGATTCCTGGTTGTTGAACGGCACGGCATTCGGGAAAGCACCCTTGAACACCTGTCCCATTCCCTGAAGGTCGTATGTGAAGTTTTGCTCCAGCACTCCCCATTCCTTCAACTTCGCTTTGACAATAGGCACGGTGTTGTATGGGTCAACCTGACAAACGAATACGTCTTGAATATGGTTGCCGATTTTAAGCCAAGTCACGCAGTTGTCACCACCAGATCCAGCCACGTCGCATGATGCCCTCTTAATGCGGTCTCCGAGCATCGGCATGTTATGGAAGCACTTTTCGAGGTGGTACGGCTGTATGATGTCGTCGCCAATCTTGATAGCATCCCAGTTGCCTCCGAGTTCACGTTCGCGTATCTCAGGTGGTGCATGCAGGAGGTTGGTATAGTAGTCGGTGTCGCGCTCCATCAGTTCGCGGTTATCCATGATGTCAGCCTTGGTGAATCGGAATGACTTGACCATGAACGTCTCGCGTGTCTTTCCGCTCTTCAGCAGTTCCTCGTCCCATGAAGCATCTGCAATATCCTTGATTTGCAGATATACCTCCCGTGGCGTGTTCCCCCAGATAATATTCTTCACATTGTCATCGGGCGAATAGAAGTATCGTATCTTTCCGTTCCTCTCAGGGATAATCAGCCCGTGGCGTTCTGGGTGCATCTTCCCGTCAGCCCAGACGGTGTCTTTCTTGGCAATGTACCAGTCGATGAAGTCTCGGAACCATGAAAGCGGGTCTGGATTACAGGTGAACAGCATACGTGATTTGATGCCGTTGGCGTTACGGTTGCTTCGCATGAGGATCTTGAACCAGTCGAAAGGTAACTGTGTCACCTCGTCGATGCCGATGTACGCATACTGCTGGCCTCTCACGCGGTCATCGAACTGCTGCTGTGACATGTCAAAGTGCGTCAGCGACAACTGAGCGCCAGAGCCAAAGTAAAATGTCATGTCTTCTGATGACTTGTTGTATTTGCCAAGAGGCTCGTACCATTTGTCTATCTCGTTGATGATGTTGTTGAAGTCCTTCTTGTTCTTGCGGAGTATGATGCCGTTGAAGTGTCGGTTGTTAATGTCTGGCAACGGCTTCTTCAGTAGCATCACCGTATTATGGTTGATAGTGTATGCGTCCGTCATATAGAGGTGGTCACGACCCGTCACGGTTATGCAGCGGCACTCCTGTTTGTTTTCCAGTTTCTTTACCCACTGTATTTTCTTTGTCATCATCGACTGGTCATTCGGGCTTTTGGGCTTTCTCGGGCAATGCTTGTGTGCTTGCACCTTATACATCGTTTTCCACCAGAAGTCGGCATCATCGGGGGCAATGAAAACAACCCGCCACCATCCGACTTTCTCTGGGATGTCGCTTACCTGGTCTATGTGGCACCATACGCCAAGCGAACGCGCCATCTCCGCTACATCTTCAATAAGATGCTTGTTGGGAAGTATCAGTGTCGGGTGCTTTTTCTTCGAACAACCTCCCTTATACATGATACCGCGAAGGTATTCCCATCTTGAATTTATGGATGCTGTTTTGTATTCCTGAGGTATTCTTGCTGGCTGTTTCGTCCTTGCACATGTTATCCTCTGCCTGTTCTCGTCGGACAGACCGCGCAGGTAGTAGAAACCGTTTCTTCTGTGCTTTGTTATCCGGTAGCCGTATTTATGCAATTTTTTGATAAAAAACGTTTCTTTGGATAGTTTTATCCCTGCATCCTCAAATTTCCAATATCCAGTACCGCTTATATAGCCGAGGATGAACGGATGCAATGGCAGGTTGAGTCCGTTCTTGTCTTCATTCATCTCAACCTCTCCGCAAAGTGGTACTTCGACATATTCGTTGTTGCTGCTGCGCAATGACATCGGGAAAGGCATGTTCAACTTGTACAGGTTCATGATTTCCCTTGCCGTCATCTCGCGGAAATTCTCCGTAGGCGAAGTCCTTGCCCAGAAACGGTGGCTGTCCATACAGGTCAGCGTCGTTCCGTCATCGAAGAAAAATCTATACACCGTGTTCATCCCCTGCTCGAAAATGTTGCTTACGGTCTGTATGCCGTCATAGGGCGTACATATTACGTCACCTACCTGCAAGTCGCCCATCAGCCTGAAGCCGTTAGGAGTGACTACGGGGGTGGAGTATGGGTTAGCCTTTCCTCCGCCACGGTTACCTCCCGTGCCGTCCATGTCTGCCGAAGAGTGTTGCACATCCTCCTGCGCCCCTTTCTGTGAAATCAATGTCCTTGACACCTGTTTCTTTTTTCTCTTCTCCTGTTCCACGGCACGCAGTTTCTCTATGTAGCCGTAGTTGTAAATGGGCTTGCCATCCTTTGTCGAAAGTCCGCTTAGTTTTTGCATAACGTAAATCTTTTTTACTTTATCATTGGCGCAAAAATACGAAATAAAAGCCTAAAAAATAGATTTTTATGCAAAAAAGTAAAGTTTTTTCATTAAAAATTTGTTTACAAAGCAAAAAATACATATTTTTGCGAAAGATTTTTACAATTTCAGCGAAAGCCGCTGAATAAGCACAACACAAAAACTAAACTTTAGACTTTATGGAAAAAGAACTTTTTCAGACGACGTTGATGGAGAAGGCGAAAGCCGCCAACAACAACTCTCCGATTGACAACCTGAGTGAGAGAACGATTAGCGAGGTGGTAAACCTGTTCCTTCCGTCCTTTGCCGACGACACGAAGATTACCGACGAAAGTTGGAAAGTCCCCGTTGAGATGGTGAAGACCATGAGCGGACAGTTACGTCACGACATGTCTGGTGGCATTGCCGCTTTCAAGACGCAGTACGAGACGGAGCAGAAAGCCCAGATGGAGAAAGACAAGCAGGCTGCTATCGACGCTTTCAAGGCAGAGTGGGAGAAGAACCACCCGACACCAACACCAACACCAGAGCCTACCAAGACAGAGCCTGACATCGACAAGAAGATTGCCGATGCTATGGCAAAGGCTATTGAAGGTCTGACTGGCGATGAAGGTGCGTTGGGCAAACTGAGCAAGCAGTTCAGTGACTATCTCAAGACTCAGGCAGACAAGGAGAAAGCCGCTACCGAGGCAGAAGTGCGCTCACAGGTGCGCGAGTACCTTATTGACCGTGGTGTTGAAGAGGAAGATTTTGCCCTCGAATACACGCTGGAGAAACTTGTGATTGGCGAGAAGCCCGACGTGAACGCCCTGAAGGCCAAGGCAGAGAAGGACTATGAAGCCAACTACAAGAAAATCCACAAAAACGACGGAGCGCAGCCGTTTGCAGGCGGTGGCGGTGGAAACGACAATCCAAATGCCGATTTCCAGAAATACATCAATGAACAGAAAGCCCTTGCAGCACAGGAGGCGAAGGATGCCGAAGCCTTGCGCAAAGACATGATGTAAAGATGACAAGGAAGAAACTCGTCACGAATACAAGTGAGACAAGTAACTTTTTTATTAACAACACAAACACAAAACTTTTCAGACTATGATTTATGGAACAGTTGGTGCAGTAGTCCAGGCGAATGGTAGTTTCGGCGGTGGTCTTGTGGTTTTCGAGGGAAACCACTTTTTGTGTATCTAATTTCCTTCAAATTTCCTTTATCTTCTTGAAATACAGGCTGATATGCGATTTTGTCAAAGTAAAAAGTTCTTACACAAGGGCTGTTAAATGATGTTTAAGCACCCCAAAAACATACCCTAAAAACAAAAATATATATTTATCTTTGCAGCGAACTTAATTCATAAAGGATATGATTACATTTACAACAAGAACAAACAAAAAAGGCATGGAAAGCATCCATGCCTATGCGAAAAACCCCAAAGCGGTCTGCATCAGTAGAAGAGGGAAATCAGCCCTTAACACCAAATTGTCACTTGATTTTGATTTGCCAAAAAGCAAATGGGATGAAATTTGTGACAAACTAAGAGAACTTTCCTCCAGACGAAAAGAGGGAGAATCTGTGTTTGCAATCTCTGACCCAATTCTTGAAAAACTATGGAAAGTGAAAACGGAACTTGAAAAAATGGAGGCGACTGGTATCTTTGATTCTCAGGCGGCACAGGAAACGATTACAAACATCATGCATGCAGAAGAAATAGCCGAACGTGCCGAAGCACTGAAGCGTTACGAGGAAAGCCGGAGAATGAATCTTAACGATTATATCGAGGATCATCTGTCTCGTAGCGAGAATGGTATTGTCACTAACATTAACACAGGCAAGCCTCTTTCCCAAAATACAATAAAAGGGCGGCGCAAATTTCAAAAGTTCTTCAACATGTATCAGAAAGACAGAAGAAAGAAGATTGATTTTGACGATGTGAACGAGTCTATGATGAAGGACTTTATCAACTACATGTCGCATCACGTCAACAGTAAGGGGCATAAAATAACAATGAAACAAAACACTGTATGCACATATCTGAGATACTTGAAGTTTTTTATGAGTGAGGCTTTAAGGGAAAAGAAGACCGATAATAGAGATTGGATAGATGCCAGGGTGAAAGTGCTCCGCGTAAATGTTGACAATGTAGCGTTGACGGAATCACATGTTAATGAACTATACGAACTTGATTTCACTGATTATGAGAATATCTTTAGATTGGTTAAAAACATCAAGGATGAGAAATGTCGCAGGAAAGTCCTCAAAACATTGTCCGATAAAAGGACTTTTAAGGCATGGCAGGGAGCAAAGGACGCTTTCGTTGTAGGCTGCTTGACAGGGCAACGATATTCCGACTTCATCAGGTTGAAAAAGGATATGATTGAGGAAATAAACGGAATACAGTTTTTTCACATTGAACAACAAAAAACGCATGCTGAAGTATATATTCCTGTTGAGCCTCGCGTTAAGGAAATTCTTGAAAGGAATGGCGGTGAAGTTCCCTTTTTTGATAACGATGTTATAGGACAGCGTATAAGGGTTATGGGGGAAATGCTTGGATGGACTGAAGATGTAGAGTTAAAGAAGAGCGAGGGTATGAATCTGGTAAAGAAGACCATGCGTCTTTGTGACTGCATCAGTACACACACATGCAGACGCACATGGGCAACAAATGCTTATCGCCGAAATGTTCCACTACAAAGCATTATGGCGGTTACTGGTCATACCTCAGAAAAGATGCTTAGAATTTACTTGAAAATAGAAAATGAAGAAAAGGCCATAAAGTCAGCAAAGGACTTGTCTCTGTTTATGAACTTATAACAAACAATGATGTATTATGGAATATAATAAAGAACAATTAGTGGTAATCCCCGTCCAACAACTGATTGAGATTGTTGGCAGTGTAATTGACTCCAAGATGGAGTTCTGGCTGAACAAAATGCGAGCAGAGGAAATGCAGGAAAGGCATGACAAAGAAGTTATGCTAACTATCAATGAGGTTGTGAAGAAGTATAAGATTAGTCGCTCTACGGTGTATAACAAAACGAAGAGTGGTGAGATTCCTTGCAGTCATATTGGTGCTAAAATCCTAATCAGCAAGGCAGACATCGAGAAAACAATCAAGAACAGTTAGGAATGGAACTCTGAGCGGGTTTGCAAAAATGCAAGTCCGCTTTTTTATGCTTTTCCATCAAAAACGCCATGATTTCATGCTATTTGGAGAAAATTCGGGTAAAAATGTAAAATTTACTGCAATTTTCTTGGAAGTTGGAAAAATATTCTTTATTTTTGCAGCGGATAAGATATTTATTCCAACACAAACACTAAATTTTAGACACATGGAGCAGGAAATTTTGAAACTTAAATTGCCGGACACCATCATTTTGGAAGACGAGTACCGCAAGTGCCGTGCCGCGTGGATGATGGTCCTCGGAAATGCCCAGAAAGCCTTCGATGACTTACGCAGCGACAGGGACGTTGGCGACTCGCTGCCTGAGTTCGGGAAACTTGATGCCGCGTGGATCAAGGATTTCGTCTCTAAGAAAGTCGATGCCGTCATGCAGTCGCCAAATACCTACAATGCCCGCATCGAGGCAGTGGGCGAATGGCGCGAACTGGAGAAAGACCTTCTCGGAAAGGTTAAACATATCGAGAAACTGAGAAAGGTTGACCCAGACGTTAGGATTGAACTGATGGGCTGCAAGATTGTGATAAGCAATCTCGAAGAACTTCTGAAAGCCAAGTCGTGCTTTGTCGTTCCTGAGTGGTATAAAAATTACTACAAGATGGTCTGTGAGGCTTACGACCGTGTTGAACGATTGAAGCGTTATGAAGAGAAGCACAACGTCCATAACTGTTTCTCTACAAACTTCCTCAACAACTGGGAAGTAGTCAAACGCCCAGAAGACTTCATCAAGGGACGTATCTGGGCTGATAACATGAACGACTTCATCAAGCAGTCTCAAAAGCCGTCGAAGATGGAACTGGAGTTCCGACAGCACCAGAGGGAAGTGCAGCGTCAGCATGAGAAATACCAGAAGGAACTACAGAAGAAGCACGACCTACTTGTCAAGGACGGCAAGCAGGCAGACTACAGTACAAGCGTCCGCACGATAGAAGGCAAACTAATTTCCGTTGGCAAACATGAATAGAGATACGTTGATTAGCACGCTCCGCAGTGGTTCTAACACTGCCATCCTCAGCGACAGGACGTTTGCCGAGGTTGCAGACGCAGCCATGCCAATGTACGCCCAATGCGACGAGAAGACCGTCACGGACTTTCTCATTAAGTTACTCAATTCGGTGGCAGGACAGGTTAGGTATGATGTGTCAAGTGAACTGCGAAGAGCGGCTGACAAGCAGAAACAACACAACAACTAAATTATAATTTTATGGGAGTACACATAGACGATACTAAGAAAAAGGAGCAGCAGAAACGCATCAAGGAGTCTGTTGCCATCTATGAGCGAGACAAGCAGATTCTCGCCGCCGAGGTCACGGATGCCATGCGCCAGGTTGACCTCAAAAAAATAAGAGAGAAACTTGAATCGGCTAAGTCTAACGGGCTGTCAAGTGACTGGTATGTCCGAATCGACCGTGCCATTCAGGAGTTTAACAACTGGTTTAACTTAAAAAAATAAAAGACTATGACATACGAAGAGCAGCAGGAGATGAATGCCATGAGGGAAGAACTGGCGACACTCCGACAGAACAGACGAGACAACTTGATTCAGCAGGCACAGGACAGTCTCATTGAGAAGTACCGCATTGATGACCGCTACGAACTCATCCTTGACTATATGAAGGATAAGGTTCAGGTGGGCGACAAAGAAACGCTATCCGACATCATCCCCCGTGCCGAAGCATTCCTGAAGAATGCAAGTAAGCGTGCAGGACTGAAAATACCGATGACATCAGCAGAGATCTTTGAGGCATGGAACAAGGAACGTCTCGCACAGGAGGATAGTGACCGCCGTGCAGCCGATGAACTGAAACAGCAGATGCTATAAAGTATATCCGTCTATGAGCATTGTTCAGGAAGTGATAGACAGGAAAGGAAACATGACGGGCAAGACCTTTGCTGACTTAGCCCACATGCCCTTTGTCACACCACCTGACAGCATCGACGGCATCACTGAGGAATGGTTCAACGAGCAGCGGGACTTCATTGAAGGGAAAATCGCCTCGTTCGAGAAATCCAACACCAGTACGTCAGCAAGGGAATATTCAATCGGAAGACTTCGCAGTAGGATTGACTTTCTCCGCAAGTTCACCGATGAAGTCCTGAAAGAGCGTGCCGAAATGCAGAAGCAGGATGAAAAAACAGTTATGCCATCAGAGCCTCAGAAGACGGAATATCAGAGACAGCAGGAGTACGACGAGTATGTAGATGGTCTGCTGAAAAAAGCGGAAAAGGACAGAAAACTTGCCCGTGACTTAGAGTATTTTAAGAATCAATAAACTAAAAAGTTATCAATTATGGAAGGAACAAGAAAAGAAGTAACCGTCGGTGGTGTCACCTACGTTTATGTTCAGCACCCGAAGGGGTTTAACACGTTAGAAAGCATTAAAGTCCACGATTCACCAACTGGAACGGACATTGACATTTTTGTTGCCCGTGACCTTGGAGATGTTACTGAAGAAATAAACAAAAATGTTAGAAAACTGGTGCAAGAAGGAATAAAGGTAAATAATTTCTAATAATGGCAATACATCAAGAAGGAACTCCACCTCCACCACCAAAACCAAAAAAGCAACCGTCGCTTGAAGAAGGTATCTGGCTGAATGTCCGCACGGACAAGGTGAAAGCCAAAGTAAATGATGGTGTGTTAGATGTCAAGGTAGAGAAAGAAGACGAGTCCTTGTATATGGACGAAAACAACAATTTTCACATCAACCTGGACGCGGGTAAATCATAGGTAAAAAAGTTGTGTTTGACCCGCCGTCAGACCGATGGCGGGTTATTTAACTATAACATCATGCAGAAGAAGAAAACTACCATGCAGAGGGTCAGGCAATGGGTGGACGGTACAAACAGCGTCCTTGCCCGCCCGATGATTCACGTATCTGGCGCATACCGCAGGGAAGATGGCGAACGGCTTGTAGAGGTCATTTTCGACATGCCAACAGTCCTTTACGGGCTTATCCAAATCATGTGCGACCATACAGACACGTCACCCTACGGCATCACCACCAGTAACGGGAAGGTCTGTGTTCTTCTGCAAGAAAGGAATGAACTATGCGAGTGATACGCAGAACTAAGAAAGAGAACGGTGCAAGCCTCAGCGTCGGAATCCTGTACGGGACTGCCGACGTTAGGGCTGCTGTCCGACAAGTCAAGGGCAGTCGCAGCGACATCACCATGAAGGAACTGACCCAAAGCATCTTCGACGAATGCACCGATTCCCACATGCCGACAGAGCAACGCCAGTACATTGCCGAGTGGATGGCTGGCAGGGCTGTTAGCGAGGGGTTTGTCTTCAATGCGAGTCAGTATCTCGGCAGCATGTCGGAGTCTGATGTCTATATCTTCGACGAAGAGGCAATCAAAGGAAAGAAGGTCGGAAGGCCACAGAAACAAAAAATTGAATAAGTATGGTACAGGTTAAGGATGGTTCAAAACTGATAAAGCACAAGTCAGGAACAGGCAAGTTTGGCAGGGATTCATACGACATCACCCTGCGATTTACAAGAAGGGACATTATCAAGTTCCTTGTTGAATACTACTACGAACTGAAGGAGTACGACATACCAAACAGATTCACAGAGCCGGAGTTGATTGAAATCTTCAAGACAAGGCTCTTTGAACTCGTACCAGAAAAGTCCGCACAGGAAATGGCGGAATGGGCGTTTGACGTGTCAGTAAGGATGAAGATAATCACCACGAACAGATGGAACAAGGACTCGCAGACCATCTACTTCATCGACAGGATCATACTCACCATGAAGGCAGGGCGACCAGGCAAGGGACAGGTAAAGGAATACGAGAAAGAAAAGGAGGCAGAAGATGAATGAGGAAGAATTATACGAGTTGAAGGAGAAAATCTATGAGTCAGATGACCCCACATCATTCAGCGACTACGAGTTGGCAGAATTGTGGAGGCATGAATGGCGTCAGTTGAAAAAGGCACGGCACGGAGAAATGCAATATACTGAACGGGCATATCAGGCATCCGTTGTCATCAACAATCTTGAAGAGTTGCAGAAGGACTTGGGAAAGGTGGCGAAGACAAAGTTGAACGCACATAAGACGAGAGTTCTGAGGATGATTGACAAACTCAGTTCGCTGAGTGAGCAATACAAGATACTTTACAACGACTATCTGAAGGAAACGGGGCTGTTTAGGAAAAGACTGCACGAACTCAGGAAAGGACTCCAAGCCTGACCTGTAGCCTCCTTCTTCTTTTGCCGTCCACATACGAATCATAGAGTGTCACGCTGCAAAGGTCGCTGTCAATCCTTTCAATGCCCTCGGCAGACATCTTCCCTACCATCTTGTTCCTGGCAGCCGCGTAGATTCTCTTGGCTTCTGCCAACTGCGCACAAGCCTCAAGTAGTTCACGCTCACGTTCAAAGTACCAGTCGGGAACTTCTACGCCGCAAAGATGCTTTTTCTTAATCATGGCGCAAAGGTAGCAAGGATTCCTTACACACACAAGGACATTGCAGAAAGATAGCATGTAAAAAACGGATTCACGTTGTTTCATATCAGATTTAGGTTTTAGTTTTAGTGAAGGGTGCCGTAGCAAAATGCGACACCCGTTTTTTTGAAAAAAAATAAAAAATTCCGACGGACAGTCACAGACACAAACCACGATAAACAAAAGGGGGTTCGGTGGTCTCAAATCGTTTATTTTCAGCCGTTTACACATCGAAAAAGTTACATTATTTTTCTAATCTTACACCTTGATTTTGTAAACATTTCCGAAAAATTTAGCCCTAAATTGCATTTTTTTCCAAAAATATTTGGTACATATCTTATAATTGCTATTTTCGCAAACGGCAATATTGCCAAATCGTTTAATTTTATAAGTTATGAGTAACAAAGCAAAGTTTAACAAGTGGTTTTCCACTAATTACTACACATTGAAAGAAAAATGTGTATGTACTAATCTTTTTGGTGAATTGGTTTACCAATGGCAAGAAGATATTTTCCACAATACCTATTTGGCAATGTTGGAAACTATCAACGAAGTGAAAGAAGAAGCATTTGAGGAAATTTTTGTTTCTTCATTCAGGACGTACACCAAACGGGCTTTTAATGCACGGGTGAAAGAAATAGTTCCTGAGGAAGTGTTCTGGAAGTTTCAAAAGCAAGTTGAGGAAAACAAAGAAGAAGAATTAAGGAAAGAAGCAAAACACGATTTGGCCGTGCAAATGCTTACCGCTGCAAAGATGATCTTTTCACGAGATGAGTTTATGATTTTCAAATTGTACTTTGAAAGCAACTTCACATTTAAGCAGATAGGCGAAATGTTTGGGTGTCGAGATACAACTGTATTTATGAGATACCAAAATCTTTGTAATCGTTTAGGCGGTATGTTTTCACACACATTAAACACATTATAAGTTATGATAATAGCAAGCAAGAAAACAACCGCAAAACGTGGCCGTCCGTCGTATCGTTCAGTAACTTTGCGTCGTTCAGATAGTCACATCATATTCAGTGCAAAAGCCGTCAATGATTTAGGCTTATGCAAAGGTATGTTAGTAAACATCATATCCGACAATAAAGATATGTATATATGTACCAATGTAGAAAACGGCTACAAACTATTTGGATATATGAACGGACTAAAGTACACCACTTTAAGCATAACGGCAAAAGAAGCGGTTAAAACGGCTTTAGACAGCGTAAACGCTGCAAAGGTAGGTACATTCCTGATCGCTGCAAATAGTGAAGTTATAAACGGCTACAAATGCCACAAGATAATAAGTACACCGCTTCGAATTGATTAGTTTTGGTTTTAAGTACAAAAGTGCCAGGTTTCACTTAGATTTTGAGTTATGAACACGGCGGTTTTTCTGAGATATGGAAAACCGCTTTTTTGTGCCTATTTACAAAAAACGCATTTTAAGCCGTTTTAAGCCGTTTTTCCCGTTTCACCTTATAAGTTAGCCACCTTTGCAATAAAAAGCCGTCAGCGGGCTTGTATTGTGCCAAATTTGGCGTTTTTCGCATTTCCTTATATATACGGCTGCAAAGGTAGTCATTTTTGCACCCTTGACGAAGTGCCGACCACCGACCACCATAGGCAGGCAGTTAAACGGCTTTTCATCATCCACGTTTCATCATGGCTTATACGGCTATCTGATTACATGGCTACAGGCTTACACGGTTACATGGTGAGCCAGTGACAAGGCTTCAGGCAGACGATGACACACGATCCACCGACACCATCATCATACGACTTGATACATTTTTGCTACAATTCCGATGATGGCATTATGACACGGAATCATAGAACACCAACACGCACGGCGGTTTAACTGGAGATACATACGACATCAACATAATATCACAGGTCAACAGCCGCAACCAGAAATGGGGACGGAAGCAAACAACGGAATCACGTTCTTTTAATTACGCAGAATCTTGCGTATCTACTTCTCGGAATACCGACATCTACATACAGAAATTTCTCCCCATGTACGCAGCAGGCTTGACAGACACAAGCCATCACCAGGCATAACAACGGAAAACACCTCAATCAAACCCGATTCTGTCATATTATTGCTATAATGTAACATTTTCAGCCCCATTTCAGCCCATTTTAGGCACTTTCACGGCTCAATCGTTAAATTCTGTTGCGTATTTTCTCTTTTTCTTACAAATTCAGCCCAATCCAAACTTGGATGCGCCTCGACATCGACGCAGCCGTCCACCATATCTATTGTGTATATTTATGCAACTTTCTTGCACATTCATACATTTGCAGAGACATAGACATTTTTATCGTTCAAGACATTTTTCAGAGCGATTCCTATGACAAGTCACTCTCCCCCTTGGTTTCTCATGTGCGCGTGTGTATGTGCCTGTGTGCGTAGAGACTTTTTCTTTGTTTTCTGGTATGATTGTTTGGCAGAATTTCTTATTTAGATTTTTTCTAAATTATTGTGGTGGTAGATTGTGTGATGATGGTTAGATTGTCTTTAGTGTGTTGCTTGATGGTACGATGGAGTGAACAGCAGGAAGTGGAGATTATTTTCTTCATGAACAAAGCAACATTGATTTTTCTCCAGATACGAATATTCATAGTACGATAATGTTTTCAAGTACGATAATTATTTTAGAGTACGATAAATGAAAGTACGATAATTATTTCTTGGATTGAAGTACGAAAATTCGAGTACGAGAAATCTGTGTTGCAGTACGATAATTGTCGGATGAACTTTTTGGCATCGAGTACGATAATTATTTCTGGAGAGAGTTGACATGAATGAAAAGCAAGAAAAAGAAAAAAAGAAAGCATTCATCATCTTTTTTGCGAAAAGATGACTGTTGTTTTTTTAATCTATATTATTTTTATAATCTATGTTATTTATCCAATCTATATTATTTATTATATACGTAGTATATACGTCCCCGTTTAGGGTGTCCCCGTTTAGGGTGTCCCCGTTTAGGGTGTCCCCAATTAGGGAGGTAGTTTATTTTTGATGGTGTTTTCCGAATCCTTAGTGTATAAAGGTGTTCCGCGAAATGGATATGATTCAGAATCGTCTTAAAAACCCCAACGAAACGGGTATTTATTCCAAAGACGGCAAAATCTCTTGAAACACCAATAAACACAGGTGTTTTGAGCGATTTCCATATCATTTGTATTTTATGTGTTTTTCTATTTATGGCAAAATTGCCCGAAACATCAGTAAACAAAGGGCTTTTCAGCGTTTTAGTTCAAAATCCAATCACATCAAAAATTTCAATTCTTTATATAGGTGGCACAAAGGTGTGAATAAGGTGGTAATAAGGTGTGAAAAAACATGTGTTCAGAATGGCAGTCCTGGAGGTGCCTGATGCGCTTTCAAGTCCATCCCCTTTGCAGGACGGCAACCAGTTCTTTTCTTCCTGCGCTGCATTCGCTTCTTAATCTTTGCCTTCTCTTTTTTATCGGCCTCGACAATCTTCATCACCTCTTCCTCGAACGAGTATTTGCCCAAATCTCTTGAAAACGAAAAGAACGTTCCGAGTCTGTTTTTGCCTGGTATCGTCTCTATGTATGTCACATATCCATCCCTGAGCCGTCCCGTAAGTCTTCTGAAGTTTTCTTTGTCACTATACCTCTTATACACCCTTGCGGCAAGGGGATTGTCTTCGAGGTAAAGGCTCGTACAGTCATTTGTGCTTACGCATCCGGCCATTCTCGCCAACACCAGTTTACTCTCCGTCCTGCCGACCGTCTTCTTGCCAATGATGCTTTTGAATGCAAGATTACCTGCATACACCTCAATATCCTCTGCTATCAAGTTGTTACCTCTGTTGTAGAGTTCTCCGAGTTTGTCGAAATTACCCCACGCCCATGCCTTGCACTGGTTATGGCGTTTGTATTTCTCGTATGTTCCAAAGATTTCGTCAATGCCAAGAACTTTTATATGCAGGAGGTTGGCAACCTGTCCTATTCGGTAGTATCTGACTGCCATGTCCCACAGCGAAGGATTTTCTTTCAGTCCATCCTCCACTGCCTCTATGACATCTATTTCGTTGTAGTCATCATCATAAGTTAATGGGCGGAAATCTCCACCAAGTTCAGGATGAAAACCTCTGTAATCAACATCAAGTTCGCTGAGTTCGTTTACACCCCATCCCGCAGCCATACCCTTTAAGAAGGCGTTTATCACAGCAGGAAAAGACACTTTCATTTTATCTTTGTTCTCTCGCATTGCCTCATAGACAATCCTCTTTGCTACGTTGGATGGATCATAGTCCATTTCATCAGCCTTACGACATAGAGAATAAAGCACAACGTCTCTGACTCCAGAAGCACCTCTATAGAGTTCTGGAATCATTGATACAGGAATTTTGATGTACTTACCTCGTTTTTCGTCCATAGACCAGACCCAATCAACGGAACTTAGCAAACAATTCTTCTTTCTCGCAGCGTTCAATATCGGCAAGTGAGACAAACATGCCATTTGTTATGTCAAACTTTTTGCCGATTCTCAACTTCTTGACCCGATACTTCATTCCATCAAGCGAAAAACCTTCTCTCTCAGCCAACTGGCGAACTGTCAGATACTCTTCACCGTTGAAGACAAACTTTTTTCTTTATTCATAATAATTTTGTCATTTGTAAAATATTTTGCTGCAAATATAATGACTTCCCCCGAACCAAACAAGGAAAAGTAAAAAAAAGTGCCGAAAAATCTTAAAACTTATTGCAAAGCATTGAATTTGGGCTAATATTTCAACCTAAAAGAGCCGCCCATCTTCCCAGACAAACGGCTCAAAAATAATAAACTCAATACGCGGCTCAAATCCTCGCGGACTCCCACGCATTGCACATTAAACGCACGGATTAGCCCCCGTGCGGGCGTTTTACCACCCTACTTTGTTATTGTTAATCACTTGCCCACTTCTTACGCGGGGCGTTGCGTTTTTGTATGCGCACAGCCTCCTTCCTGGTGGTTCCATGTCCGAATGGCTACGGAAGGATAGGTTAGGACTGCCATAGAAGGTGAGTCCGAGGTCTGTGCGCCTGAGTGCTTCATCCAAGTGGTGTATGTCCGAATGACTACGGATGGTACGATTCACGCTGCCCCGCAGGGTGAGCGTTAGCACTATTGCGTTCTTTTTTACTTTTAAGCCATTTCTGTAATTGCTTATTGGCATATTCCTCTGTAACGGGTTCTAAGTCTTCCATAATCACAAATTTCATTAAATTACCAATACCACACTTCTCTGTCTTGTTCTATGAGTTTAGCACATTTCTTGTTCACGGCAAAATGAATACCGTTAGAATTTGTTCTCAGAGGGTTTTCGTCGAACTTGTCAGGATAAACCATTTCGCCCACCCTGTACTCGCAGACCGAATCTTTGTATTTTGTCGAGACCACATCAACATCCTTGCTGTCGCCCAGAGGCTCAATAGATACTACCTTTGCCTTACTGCATCTGCCAAAACAGCCCATAAAAGCAAACCGCTTTGCGTCTTCGGGTATCTTCAGTTCCACGAGGTATGAGCCGTTGCACTCAACTTTCTTCCAAACCGTTATCCTGCCCTCTGGGATAGTTTCAAATATGTTGTAATCTGGGCGAATGGCAATATTGATGCGATTTGTAATTGCACCGAGAAAATTCACGGATTCAAGCATAACTCCATAACCATCACAGGATAGAAGTCTTGCGTTTCTGAAATCACAGTCCTTAAAGATACATTCTACAAAAGTGCAGTAGTCAAAGAGGGAACTTGTAAAATCACAGTATTCAAAAGTTACATTTGAAAAACGAGTCCCTTCAAAACGGGAAGTGGAAAAGTTGGAATGCAAAAAATGCACATAACATATTTGTGTGTCGCCCAAACTTTTGCCATGAAAGTAAAGTTCTGAGACTAACCCCCTGTGATTCGCAAAAGCACTTAGCGTTTTCTCCAAGGTGTTCCGAAACGCACAACGCCGATAAAGTTTCGAATCATTCTTGTTCCTGATTGTAATAGTCTTCAGGTTGGCAATAATCAGCAGAACAACGACTGCCATAACGATAATAATTGTACTCATATTCATTTTTACTATTTTTATTAAATCATTAACCGGGTAAATATATATGTAATACCGTCACATAAATATACACCATATAACGCGCCCCAAGATGCTGCCAGGGCAACATAGAAAGGGAAATATTCTACTGGCATTCCCTCTACAAACGGAATCACCCAAACTGGAAGCATTAGAACAAGTACGTCACACGCAAGCATTAAAAGCAGAATCAGCAGATTCCAAAGATTGATAAAGAAGTCAAGCATACCTATTCATTTTTGAATAAACCCTATAACTCTCCCTTTGCCAGTAGCAATCTTCTCTTCTCTGCACATACCTTCCACCTTCTCCATTGTCAGGGAATCGTCACCGTGAAGGATGCCGTCAATAGTGCATTTCCTCGCAATGTTCTCTATCTCACCGCCTGAGAAGTGGAAGTTTGATGCAAGCGTAGTAGCGTCGCTCTCACCGAGGAACGGCAGTTTTGACCGCCATATCCGCGACCTCGTTTCAGTCGAAGGCTTGTGAAACTTCACCTTATACAGAAACCTCCGCTCAAACGCAGGGTCGAAGTTCTGCTGAAGGTTCGTGGTGGCAATCAGTATGCCGTCGAAACGCTCCAGTTCGTCAAGGATGATGTTCTGGAGAGTGTTCTCCATCTTGTCAACGGCATCCCCCACTACGGTCAGTCTGTTTCCGATGATGGCATCTGCCTCATTCAGTAGCAGGATGGGTGTCAGGTCGCAGTCCTTCGCGCTTTCAACATACGAGTCAAAAACCTCCTTGACGTTCTTCTCAGACTCGCCTACCCACTTGTCACGGAGTTTCGCCATATCCACCTTGATGATACCCCGTCCCGTCATACGGCTAATCTGGTACACGCTTTCCGTCTTTCCCGTGCCTGGCTCACCGTAGAAGAGTATAGCAAGCCCCGTCCGCAGGTTCTTGTCACGCATCCTGCCTATGATGCTCTGGTAGGAGTCTTCACCGAGAATGCTACAGAGTTCATTGATACTCTTGTCTGTCTCGCCGTCGAAGTACAACGTACATTCCTTGATTGCCGATGACTTTATCAGTGACGGCAGACTGGGCTTGAAAAGTTTGCCGAAGAAAAGTTTAGCACCTTTCCGCGATAACGCCAAACTATTCATATCCTTATAACCTGACGAAAACGGATGTTCAAAAAGCCCACCATCAAAATCGTCTGCACCTACAAGGTATTGTACATACGTTTCATCCACAATACCTTCATAAGGCAATTTACGGATTGTCTCTTTGTTGTCAATTCCAAATGAATTTGCTCTGAAGCAAAGAAACATATAAGTTACCAGATCACTATTCCCTATATTCATCTTTTTCAGAGCCATTGCAAATGGCAATTCCGACATTTCGATAAGACCGTATATCCTAAGAAATGTGATGGTCAGATTCTTGCTGCTTGCATTATCGAATATATCTTTCAGAATACGGAGAAAATCTGTCAGGGTATCTGCTTTTTCTTGTACGCACAATTTACCCCCCATAACTATATTCTTTACAAGAGAGTCCGTTACATCAAATGCCTCACCGCTTTTTTTCACAAAGCCTCTCTTTTCGAGATTATCCAGCGCATTTTGGCAGTCAAAGAGGTCAAATTTATTCCCGTTCTTCAATTTCTTCGAGAAGTCGGGATTAAAGGAAACCCACGAAAGGACGACTACTTCATCATCCGACAAATCGTTTCCCTCCTGCACATGTTTGATGTAAGGATGCGCCAGCCATCTGCCAAACTTCCCGTTGCTTGACAGCCTCGAAATCATCTTCAGGGCATTTTTTCTGCTGCACTTCATGACTTGATTTCTTCGAGTTCAAACGTGTTGTAGTCCTTATCCACCGTCATTGATTCCTTCCCCCACTCCTGCAAATCTTTGCTGTTTGCAAGTTCTTCAGCCACGCACTTTGCCAGTTTGCGCAGTTGTTCGTCTGTCAGTTTCCTGTTCATCTTACCATGCTGTTCAGCCACGAGTCCCTTGAAATACTCGACACTATGACCGACACTCTCAGCCAGTTCCCTTATAGTCATATCCTTTACGTCAAGACCGTCAGGAATCTTCACGCCGTGTTTCTTCAAGACCATCCCTATAGGCAGCACGTCATCGTCACGTGGAATATAATCACCCTTCTCTATGGCATCGTGACCGTCCTTCTCAACCAGACAATACTCAGGCAATTTCCTGTCCGAATAAGCATTCAGAGCGTCGATGGTCCGATTGTAGGATGCTATAATATCCATTGCAGACAATAAATCATCCACATACGCCGATTCGTCGGGTGAGTCCCGCAGGAATTGGATGAAGTCGGACAGACCACTAAGAGCGTTGGCTATCTTCGTCTTCTCATACTCAAATGTACCGATTTTGTCCCTCATGTCGCCTACGATGTTCGCAGCCGATTCGCTTAACAATACTCTTTTCATTGCTACATTATTTTTGATGATTATACATTATTCTTTTCTGCATTCACGCATTCTGGAATAGACTCGACCAAACCTCTTATAAAAGACAAAACCATTGACACATTTTCCATATTTGCGTTTTCGTCAATAGAGATTGTTAGTCCAAGGTCTTTCCACACCAAGATTACCTTGCCACCTTCACGCCTTAAATCTGCCCCGAAGAAAGCGGCACCTGTCTTCAAGTCTTTGAATGTCATAGCGCAGCCCGCCCCCAATTCTTTACGAAAGAACCGAAGTTCCTCCAGTTGAAACGACAAGCACGGGATTCAAGACGAGCCTTTTCCTTGCGGTTGAACTTCATCAGCAAGTCGGCAAACTCATTGTAGTCCTGTTCATGAATCAGGATCGTGTGGTCTATACCACTCACCTGTAGCGTTACACTCGCCACGTTTTTGTTCTGAGGGTCGCGGGCAAAAGCCTCGATGACCTTCCTCTCATGTGCGATTTGCTCTAATGCAAACGGCACCCCGAATGATAATTCTTTCTTAGCCATAAATCCATAAGTTTTGATTAAACCAATACATTAAGTTATTTCGGGTGCAAATGTAACTGATATTGTTCACACTTCCAAATAATTCGTGAATAAAAACGTAATCTTTAACATTATTTAGTGAATAATATCATTCACGTTTATAAAATAATGTGTACCTTTGCACCCGTTATGAATAATAGAATTAAAGATGTAATATATGAGCAGGGTTACTCAATTAAGAGCCTTGCAGACAAGATGGGGATGACTCGCGAGAATCTTTCCCGTATAATTTCCAATCCGTCATCACCCACGTTAGAAAAATTGTCCGAAGAATTAAACGTACCTGTTTGGCAGTTTTTTGCATCAAAACAGGAGGTTGCCGAGGAAATAGGCGAAGGGCAAATAATTCAATGCCCTAAATGTGGCACTAAGTTTAAGGTCAAGGTCACTCCAGAAGAATAGGTTATGAAAAAGGCATCGTTTTTACTCGTATGTTTAACGGCTTTTGTTTGTTTTTCCTGTCAAGAGAAAAGCAATATCAACCGCGCACAATCAGTTGAGGAAAAAGAAAAAACGTGGAAGATTGGAACTTACGTTAATGAGTTTGACGAACCGACCGACAATCATTATGTTTATCAGAAGTTCGATGCAAAGATGACTGGAAGTAATATTGACGGCTATGTTCCTGTTACTGCAAAATTCATGTTTGAAGACGACAATCTTAGTATATCCCTGTATTACGATAAACACATATTAGAGACAAAAGGCCCTTGGGCTGAAGATGTATGTATAAAAGGTGATGACTCTATCAAAACCGTTTTTAGAAATGTGTCATGCTACGAGGGGACACTTGCATTTTCGAGAGAAACGACGGATAGCATTATCAAACTCTTTGACGCATCCGAGGTTATAAAAATGAGACTATGGATTTCTACATACACAGGAGGCAAATTCATAAACCTGTCATTCAACAGTGACAAAAGCCTAAAAGAAACCATCAATAAAGCAAACAAGGAATAACAATATAATAGGAATGAAACTTTGAGAGGTTTCTAAAGAACCCTTTATATAAAAAAGAGCGGACTGTCTTCTCAGATGATCCGCTCAAATCGTTTATTTTTACAAGTTATGTTTGAAACATAAAATGCGTTTGCAAAGATAAGTATTAAATATGATAGTTGTTGTGTTTGCGTCGTAGATTTATGTTTTTTTAGCCCTTGGCGAATGTATATCCCATATATGGCTTTCCTGAGCGTATTGAGTTATATATCTGCTGCATCTGAATCTTCATGTCATTTGCCGCGTCTCTCACGCAGTCAAAGATGGTGTCTGTCTCTATGCAGCGTACCTTGAATGCCCCAGGCCATGATGTCCGTCGCTTGTAATGCACGATTTCCTTCGGCTGTATGGTCAGCGGCTCGTTGGTGTGGATGAACGTATAGCCCCTGACTTTCTTTTCCTTGGTGATTGATTCCGTGATGTTGATGCTTGTAAGCCCCATGTATTCCGCGAGTTGCTTGGCGTTGACGGCAACCTCTCCAGTCTCCATGCACTTCACCCTTCCCGTGTATGTGGCGGGCTGGAACGGCTTTGTCTCTTTCCTTTTCCTCTTGTCGATGTCGAATATCTGGCTATGGTATAATGTATCGGTGAGTTCTATCGTCTCGGTGTCGTAGTGCCAGTAGTGGAGTCCTTTGGTTATGCCGTCGAGTTCCCTCTGGTTGTGTGCGAAGTATATCCTTGCTACCTTTCCGTTTCGGACTGCGCCTATGAGGTGTATTCTGTCGTTCATTTTGCCGTGTTGTTTTGTGTTGGGAAACGAGCCGTCCCGTAATCACCCCGGAACGGCTCTCTTAGTACGGATGGTTTTCAAGTTTTTTGAGAGTCGCTTTCATGTGACAGACCTGAACATGTCGGCGAAACGATCCTGCGCGTTTTCTCCGCGTACAAATAGCATCTGGCCTGATGTATGGGTGCAAAGTTAGGCAATTAAACTGAAAGTTCAGAAAAAAGTATGCTATTATTTGTTAATGAGCGGAAAAAGAGTTATCTTTGCATCGTTATGATTATCAAGAAATGAGATTTAAGTCTGCTGTTCGTGATGAATCGCAGGCTTTTTTGTATTTAATTTAGACATTTTCTAAATAAACGCTTTGCAGTCTGCCATATTTTTATTATTTTTGTCGCGTAAAATTTATATTTGACACAAACACAAAAACAGACTTATTATGGGAGACAGTAACAAACTTTATTTCCAGTTTGCGATTTCAGATGTCCGAAAGGCTCTCGACGCGACGAAGAAGGAAGTCGAGCAGTGGGCGAAGAATAACCCGATTCTGCTCGAAGTGAGATTCAAGAACTTGAAGAGCCAGTTGGAGGCTATCAAGGCGGTGTTCGGTGATAATAGTCAGTTGACCAGTCTCGGCAGGGAGATTGACAATGTTTTCGGGAAGGTAAGCAGTGGTGCGCGTCGCGTGAAGCAGGAAACGGCGGAAATGGCCGATGCTATGAGAAAGTTGGAAATGGCGGGTGCAAACGAGACTCAGCATCTAAACTGGCTTAACCAGAACAAAGGCAATATCAATCAGACCATTCACGACATTGAGAGGCTGAATGAAGAAATTAGAGAGCATAAGAGGCTGATTGAAAAGGGCGTTGTGATAAGGAATGATCCCAGCCTGTTGCCCAACTCGGTCTCATTAAAACAGCAGGAAGTCGCTGAACTGGAGAAACGATTAGCCCAATTACGCGCAGCAAGACCTCAACTTGAAAGGAATCTCTCACAGGCCATGCAGGAGCGCATGAAGGTGCAAAGCGACGTTGCGCGTTTGGAAAGAGAGAGTACCACCAACATAAACAACACCACTGCGGCTCTCAGCAGCCAGTCACAGGTTCTTTCCGACCTGCGCACGATGGCGATGCAGTATGTGAGCGTATGGGGCGCGAAGACGTTCATCGACAATATCATCGAACAGGGAGGACAGTTGGAACAGCAGAGACTTTCCATCGGTGCCATCCTTCAGGACGCTGCCCATGCCAATGAACTCTTCGGAAAAATCAAGTCCCTTGCCATCATTTCCCCGTTCGGCGTGACGGAACTTGATGCCATGACGAAACAGTTATCAGCCTACGGTTTCAAGTATAATGAGTTGTACGACATGACTAAGCGGTTAGCCGACATATCCGCTGCCACTGGTACTGAGGTTTCGCGTCTGGCTTTGGCTCTTGGTCATGTCCGCTCTGAGGGTGCTTTGTCGGGCTATACGCTGAGGCAGTTCAGCATGGGTAATATCCCGCTGCTTGAAAAACTGTCGGAGAAGATAGGCGTTACGACGAAGGAAATCCGTAAGATGGTCTCTAAGAAGGAGATTGGCTACGACGAGGTTCTGGAGGTGATGAAGGAACTCACCGACGAGGGCGGTATGTTCTACAATGCACAGGAAACGATGTCACAGGCTCTTAACGCTAAGTTCAAGAACCTGCGCGACTCCTTCCAGATAATGTATTCGGAAATGGCCGAGGGTGCGCCAGGCACATTCCTCAAAGGAGTGGCAGAGACGCTTACTGAGTTGTCGAGGAACTGGCGAATCCTAATGCCTATGCTTGCGGCTGGTGCTGGTGCGCTCGGTGTGCAGAAGGTGGCGACGATGGCACTCAACTACGAGTTGTCGAAGGAGGGTGTCCTGACGAGCAAGGCCGCTGCCCAGAAAGCAAAGTACGCTGCGGCTACGAATACCGCCATAGCCGCAACAGGCAGATGGACGCTTGCGTTGAGAGGTGCAGGCAGGGCTTTGATGTCGGTGGGTAAGTTCCTTATCAGTCCCTGGACGTTGGGTTTTGCAGCCGTCGAGGGTCTTATATACCTGTGGCAAAAGCATAATCAGGAGGTGGAGAAAGCAAAGGAACTGACAAATAGTTTCCGTCTCACTGGCTCTGAGGGTGAGCGTAACCTTACTGAGCGTATGACGGGCATCGACCCGTACAAGAAGGGTATGAGCGAGAGCGAATTGAAGCAGGGCATCGACTCCATGACCCAGACCTTGAAGGACTACGGCAAGGGTCTTAACGTGGCAAAGACGCTACAGGAGGCTTTCGGTACTGCCGACGGCGGCAACGTGAAGTCCCTTGCGGAGCAGTACGAGTTCTTGCGCGGTAAGATGGAAGACACCATTGACGTTTACAAGGAATTGCAGCGTACCGCAGGCAGTTTTGAATATGGTATCAACGAGGCTGACGGTGGGTGGCTTGAAGACAATGTAGTAACCGATCTGACTCAATTCTCGGATGCCTTGAAGAACTTTGACGATGAGGTAACGAGATATTCTACAAAATACGGAGATGCCATAAAAAAGGCTGTAGAAGCGGCTACTGAGGCTGACCCGAAGTTTGCCAAAGCCACAGAAAATATGGCTTCCTATGGTGAGAAATTGGCAGAACTTTGGGATAACCAGCAGAAATACGAGCAAGGCATTGCGGCTACGAGACCATATACTTTGAAAGCAGACCCTGAAGGATGGCTTGAACTTGGGGAAAGTTATTCAAACTATGTAAGCAAGAAGAACGAGGCTATGAAGGAACTCGACCAGTTCATGGCTGGCGTGGAAGAGAAACTTGGCTACGACATGAAAGACCTGAGCAAGACACAAGTTTCCAATCTTCTAAAGCAGACCCATGACTGGCTCGACGGTCATCCTGAATGGAACAACATCATAGGCGTAATCCGACAGAAGATAGAAGGTCGTTGGCCTATCAAACTGGAGCCTGAGATTGAGGATGACAAAAGACCTCTTGAAGACTGGCTACAACAGATGCACGACTGGCTCAAATCCCACGACTCTTCCCTGGCTGTCAAACTGAAGCCTGGCATGAGCCGCGAGGACGTTATCAAACTTGTGCATGACAAAATCAAGGAAACGCAGACGGTCATCGACAATACAAGTCCTATCCTCCTTCGCTTCGGTGTTGACCTCTCCAATATCCCAGAGGAACTTCCCATCGGTCTTCGCACACCTTGGGGAAGAAAGCAGGCTGCGGACTATCCCGTTGCCGCGAAGGAGAACAAGACGGACAAAGACTTCATCAAGGAGTTCGGACTGCCTCAGCCAAAGGCGAAGTCTGGTAGCGGACGCAAGGAGGATAAGGCTCTGAAAGCGGCTAAGACACGTCTTGAAGAGACTAAGGCTTTCCTCTCTGAATACAAGAAATACCGTGAGGTTTACGGGAAGGAGCGTGCCATCAATATTCTTGAAGACCTGTTCCCGACAACAAAGGGAAGAGGGCAGCAGATTGTGGATAACTACAAGTCACAACTTGAACAGATAAAGAACTCGCTGAAACTCACGACGGAGGAACGGAAGAAGTTCGGCATTGACATTGACAAACTGATTTCAGACACCAATCTCACTGAGGCAAAGGAGAAGATAGACCGCCAGATGAAGGAAATGGAACGCTACATCGGTGACAGCATGGAGCAGTTCAACCTCTATAAGTCCCTGTTTGAGAAGACTGGCAGCAAGGAGTTTGCCATGTCCGCATTCAGCAATGGCACGATGTGGGACGATGCCGCAACGAGCCTTGCAAATATCCTGCGTGAGAAGATGGGCGAAAAGGGAGGAATCCTTGATTGGGATGCCGACAAGCAGAGTGCCGAGGACTGGTTCAAGAAGAACTTCGAGAACGGCGAGGAACTTTACAAGATGTGGGAGAAGATAGTTGACCTCATCAAAGGCAACTACAGGAACGCCCTTACCAATGCAGCCGACTCGATGAAGGATTCCATGACGTATGCGGAGCGAATTGCGGCTATTCAGGCAAAGTACGTCGAGAAGAACAAGAACACCGTCACAGACAGCGAGAAGTACGCCAACCAGAAAGCCGAGGAATCGGAGATAGCAAGGGTACGTATTGACGAGTTCAAGGACAGCATCAACTGGGATGCCGTGTTTGGAAGTCTTCAGACATACACAAAGAAAGCACTCGTAGATGTCCGAAAGAGCCTGAGAGAGTTCGTAAGGCTCAACAGGCAGAACATGGACGTGCAGCAGTTGAAGGAGGTAGAGACGGCCATTGCCAACCTTGACGAAGTGATTGCCGAGAAGAGTGGAGTCTTCGGCGGTCTCAGGGAGAGCATTGAGGCATACCGTAAAGCCACGGAGGAACTGACGGAAGCAGAGAAGAATTATCAGGAAACCGTAAAGAAATACGGAGCAAACAGCATTCAGGCTCAGGACGCGAAGAAGATTGTCAACCAGGCACAGAGCAACGTCAACAACTCACAGGCTAACGTCACAAAGAGCAGTGAGAAGACCATGAGCAAACTTGCTTCGATTTCTCAGGCTCTCGTATCGCTCGGAAAGTCAGGAGAGGTAACGCTGACAGATGTAGGAAACGTCGTAGGTACGCTTATCACGGCGTTAAGTAGCACTAATACGGCTATCGGAAACCTCATTGCGGCCATCTTTGCCATTCTCGACTCGTTAGGTGATCAGGGTTTAGACAAGTTCCTCGGAAATATCCTTGACAAAGTGGGACATGCCGTAGGTGGTATCTTGTCGGGTGTTGGAAATATTTTTGGTGGCATATTCGGAGATGGTCACGCTTTCGACTTCATCAAGGATGACCTCTTTGGCGATGGCTACAAACGCTACGAGGAAGCCAAGGCGAAATACGAGAGCCTTATCAAGACATGGGATGCCCTCTTTGAAAAGAAGAAGGAATATCTTAACCAGAAATGGGGTATTGAGGCTCAGAACGCAGGAAACGAGGCTCTTGCACTGTTGAATGCCGAATTGAGGATAAAGAAGATACTTGCCCTCCAAAGACTTGATGCAGGTGCGTCGATGGGTAGTCATTCCCTGTGGTATCGCATGTGGAAGGGAAGTTATCAGTCCACCGCTGCCGACAACATCGGCCCGCTCAACGACGGAGTGAAGAAGTGGAAGATAAACTGGCAGGACGTGAACCAGGCCATCAGCAGACAACTCGGCGTGACGTTCAACGAAATGGAGGATATGCTGAATATGACTTCCGAGCAACTGACTTGGATAAAGACGAATTACTCTGGCCTGTGGTCTCAGATGGACGGAGATTTTCAGCAGTATCTTGAAGACATCATAGAGTTTGGAGAAACGGAATCTGAAATCCTCGACAAGATAAAGGAGAAACTGACGGGATGGAAACTCGACACCATCAAAACGGAGTGGGCTGACCTCATGGCATCCCTTGACAAGAGCAGCGACGCATTGGCAGAGAATCTGGAAGAGAAGTTGCGTAACGCCATACTGAACTCGATGATTGAAAACCTGTACGCGAAGAAGATACAGGAAATGATAAACTCTGCATCCGTCAATGAAAAATATCTTGACAGGAACGGCCAAGTGCAGACACATCACTACGATGCGGACGGCAACATAACCGATACGGACGTAGCGAGTGAGTTCACCAAGGAAGAGTGGGATAATCTCATGTCGATGGGACAAGCACTTTCAATCGAGGCCGCTGCCATGCGCGATATGCTGAAAGACTATTACGGATGGAGTGAATTGGGGGGTGAAAGTTCATCCACAGGAAACTCCATCAAGGGCATTACGGAAAATACTGCGGACTTACTGGCTGGATATATTAACGCCATACGAGCAGATGTAAGTGTTATCCGTGCTGACTCTGATACTTATTTGCCGTATCTTGCAGGTCAGGGATCAGACTATTCAAGCCCATCTTTGACAAGAAGCGTTTCTGACAGCGGATTGACCGTAGGCAGTGGAATGTCGGAAGAAGAAGACCCCCTGCTTTCGGGCGTGGGAGATATACGCGACTATGTTGGTTCTTGGTCTGTGATGGCTCAGCAATACTATAAGTCCATGCTTGATGTCACTACTACTGCAAATCATAGTCTTTCTAATATTGAACAACATGCGAGAGAAATAATGATTAGCAATAATGCTATTAATGCTCATACGGCTGCTATTGAAAAAAATACGGCTGCACAACTTGACATTATGAAGCAATTAAGAAATGGGACGTGGAAAGTTCCTGTTAAATAGATATACGTTTCTCATATAGTTTATAAATTTTACACTTGGCGGGGATTGCATGGTGATGCTTTCCTCGCTTTTCTTTTGCCCAAATTGCCCGTCAAACAAAATGTTTTGAAAAAAATGTGCACATTTTTGAGAAAAAGTTTGGAAGTTAAGAGTAATTGTCTTATCTTTGCAGAAAAATATTTACAACACAAAACGGTATGAGAACTAAATTAGAAGGAAGTATTTATTTCGTTGATGACAAGGAATATCTTTGTGTCATCGTTGATGGGGAGGCTTGTATGACCGTCAATCAGTTGGCAGTCATCGTGAACTACACCCCCAAGAGTATTAGAAAGAAAATTTACAACGGCACGATTCCGAGCACCAAGCGTCCTAATGGTCGTGTGCTAATCAAGGTGTCTGATGTTGAGCGGCTTATGCGTGAAGGTGTTTTCATTAAGAATATCAGCGCATGAAGTGTATCGACTGCCAATCGTTCAAGGAACGCACGTACTTTCCGCATACTGGAGGTACGAGTGGAAGATGTTGCAACCCAAATAGTAAAAATTATGGTAAGTGGATGGTTGGTGCCTGGGGCTGTAGCGTGAATGTTATACAACAAGATTTATTTGAACTAAAATAACAGAGAATATGAAAGAGAAAGAGTTTGAAGAAACTATTAAAAAGAAGAATGCCGAAATAGACCAGATGCTTGTTGACTCCTACGAAGGGGTTCAGACCATCGGCGAATTTTTGAGGTTGAAAGATAAGATAGACGGAAATCTTTTCAATCGGGTAAACCAGATGCTTGTCGAAGCAAACAGAGGGCAGATACTCAGGACGTTGGTTGCTCTGGAGAATCTTGAGAGTTTTGTCAAGGAACACTGCCCCAATGAGAAAGGCAAGGCTCACTGGCTGCAATTCCTAAAGCAAATGTCCGGCAGGCTGATGGAGAAATCCGAACTTGGGAAAGAGACCATCCTTAAAATGAAAGAACTTGAAAACAAGATAGCGTCATGAGAGGTTTAGATGCAGCCTTCAAGGGCTTTGAGAAACAAATAAGGGACGTTGGACGTAAGAGGCTTCAGCGTTGGTGCCAGGACTTGGTTAGACAGGCTGTAACCATGCGTTTGGGGGACCCCAAGGCACATAACTTCACTGGAAACCTCCTTAACTCAATCGTCGTGTGTCTCTATGAAGACGGAAAACCCGTTAAAGCATGGTTCGCTTCGGATGACGGGCGTGTGCAGTCGGCAAATATGCCAAAAATGACTAAGGGTAGGTATTACTTTGCACAGGGCGACTTCGAAGGAGCAAAGAGTTTCTATAACGCCTCAATGGGTACTGACAAAGGGTGGGGTATCGAAGACGCAAAGAACTTTTTCGCCAACTTTGTACCCGACGGAAAGAATATGTTCGACGTAGTGGTTGCCTATCCCGTTGAATATGCGGATTGGGTTCAAATACAGAGAAACACCACTGGCTATCTTGAAACGCTCGGCTATGCCAAGAAGACAGCGGTGAGATTCATGCAGATTAAATAAACAACACAAAAACAAAAACGACTATGGCAGAATTAAGCGACATTATGATTGTGTCTAAGCAAGACCTGTTAGATGCTTTTAGAATTGAAGCATCAAATCTAAAAGAAGAGTGGCTTAAAGAATCAAGACAACAATCTGAGAATCTTGATACAATGGTTACAGCCGAAGAGGTCTGTCAGATGACGGGGTACAACAGACGAACACTTACTACAAAAATTGAAAAAGGTGTACTAATCGTAAGAAGCAGACAAAACAGACTCTTACTATTTAATAAACAGGAAGTTATTGATGCTATCAAGGCAGGAAAACTAAAAAAAAGGTAAGTACCCCAAAACGTGTAAGAAAAATTTATTTTGGTATATTGTACCCCAAATGGTTTTTGGGGGTACATTTTTTGGGTACTTTTTTGGGGTACTTAATTTTTTCATAATCCACATTTTCAAGTGGTTCCATATTGCCGTTTTCTTCGTTAGGGGTTTTGTTTTTGGTGGACTAATAAGGGTTATTTTGGGCGAATTAAGCAGTATTGTCAAGTTAAATTATCTTAATACCCCGCAAATGTACCCAAAAATTTCCTTTTAGTTGGTGGTTATATGGCGTAATATTCTGTAAATCAATATTTTATAATTTTCGCAAAAATCGTCGAGGGAAAGCCCGAACTGCTTGTCGGAGGCTTCAACTTCAACATGGATGACCTGCCTGCCGTGGGCGACGTACTGCCTTGCGGCACTCCCGTGTATTGTGACGAGGCTTCTACTGCCCGTAGCATTACACCCGTCATCACAGCCGAGGTTATCGCCATTGACGGTACCAAGGTGACTCTGAAAGACCACGGTTTCGGCAACGTCGCCTTCAAGGTCGGTGCTACCGTAGCCGAGTTGCCGGCTGACCTTACCAGCGCAGCAACGAACTATGCCACCATTTCCAGCAAAGAGGGAAATGTGCTTACCCTGAGTGCAGCCGTAACAGGTCTTGCCGTCGGTGACATCCTCGTTGAGGTTGACGCTACAAGCAAGAAGGTGAAGGCTATCCCCAATGCCCTGCTTCCCTACGACGTTGTTCGTGGAGAGAACGAGATTTCGCGTACTGGCGACGGTATGTACAAGAACGACCGCCCGATTCTGGAGCGTCGCATGCCCGCCGTCAACGATGCCATCAAGGCCACTCTCGTAGCCGCAGGCTGTCAGTTCAAGTGGTCTAACCGCATGTAAAGAAAGGAGGACATTATGGCAACTACAAGAGCAAAGAGTTTCTATAACCAGTACGACATCCGCCGTTACGTCGATGAGAGCAACTTCGCCGTCATCATGGACACCGCGAATGCCAAGTACAACGGCGCTGCATGGCGCAAACTCGGTAACTGGGACGCTCCCAGCGACAGCCGCACATGGAGTCAGGGTCACAAGACCGTGCCCATCATGGCTCGCGCCTCGCTGCTTTCCACCCACGGCTTGAAGCCGATGCGTAACACGTCAGGGTGGAAGTTCTACACGGGTTCCACTCCCAAGTTCGGTCATGGTTACACAATGGGTGAGGATGACATGTTTCTGCTCCGTGATGCCCGTAACAACACGGGTGCATCTATGCAGACCCTCATCTACGACTCCCTGTTGACCAACGCACAGAACATCTTGGGCGGTATTCATAATGAGTTGAGCCACATGTGCTACGAGTTGGCATCTACGGGTGAGATTCATGAGCAGAGCGTGGACGGTGTGAAGTATGACTTCACTTTCGACTTCGACCAGAACCAGTTTAACGTCGTTTCTCCTGCATGGTTTACGGTAGCCGCTGACGGTACTCTCGTAGCAAACGAGAACGCCAACGTCATCAAGGACATGCTTGACCTGCAGCGTCTCTACACAGACACCCAGAACCGTGACGTGAACGCTTGGATGCTGAACAAGGCAACACTTGAGGCTATCCTTGACCATCCCTCCGTGCTGAAGGTCTATGTAGCCAACAAGAACGTGTACAACCCCACAAACTACATGGCTACCCGCACCGAGATTGCAGCCTTCCTGCATGACCGCGGCATATGGCCATTCCTGCCCGTTGACTTCAAGTCAGTACACGAGGAGGACGGTCATCCCGTGGAGGATGCCCCCGCATTCGCTCCACAGTACCTGATTCCTTTCAATATGAACGAGAAGATGTTCAACATCAAGAACACCAACTCAATCTGGAAGGATCGTCAGGCTTACGGTGGCATCGCCCGTAACACGATGTACTCGTTTGTCGAGCAGCGTATTGCCGTGCTGAGCACATGGGGCGAGAATCCTATCCACAACACCGTGGAGTTCGAGTTGTACGCAGGCCCTGTATTCCGCAACCTGCGCAACTGGGGACGTGTCAAGATGTATGACCCGACACCTGCTTCAAGTTCGAGTTCTTCGAGCGCAAGCAGTTCATCGGAGTAATCTCTAAAGTGACTTGAAGACATGGCAGAAGACGTTATGACCATCAAGCAGTACCTCAGTGGCAAAGTCAGGAACATCACCGTCCCTGACGATGCCATTTCCACATTCATCATGGATGCAGGGTGTACGACCGTTGACGTGGAGAAGGAAGTTACGGACGAAGAAAGCGGCGAGACCACTACGGAGACCGTTGCCGAGAATGTGACACCTGAAACAGACGTTACCTTACTCTCTACACGCGAGCGTGAGTTGTGCCTTGCATGGCTGTATGTGTGGGTGGCTGGCAGTCCAACTCAGACGGGCAGTACCACTGACGAGGATGCCGACTGGAAGCATACCGAGGGTGGCGAGCGTATGTCTGCCAACGTCCTGAAACAGTACCTTGCTATAGCCAACGATATCTTCGACAAGTACGACCTGCCTCTGGTCGGGGAGGAACAGTGGGGATTCGTTGGCCGTGGCATCCGTAATCCGAGAAAGTACAGATAAAGACTATGGGCGAAACCAATCCGAGATACCCGCACTGGTGCCGAATCATCCGCAAGACGAGTGATGACCCGCTGGAGGACGAAGAGGACTTTTCTCCGCTTGACAGCGACGGGAATAGTGGTAGTTCTGAGACCCAGAACGATGACTACGACCCGATGGGTAGCGACGATGACACGCCCGTAAACGACAATGAGCAACAGACATCATCTTCATCCGAAGAGACCGAGACGCAGGAAGAACCCGTCGAGGGAACACAGACAACAGTCATCTACGAGGGAGAATGCAGGAGTTACAAAATCAACACCACGTCGGACAAGGGAGAAGTTATCACCTCGCAAAGAGGACTTGCCTTGCCTCTGAATCAGGACGGGTGGGATGAACTCGGCGTAGTACCGATGGAAGGTGACGAGATTGTGGTTGTTCATGGCACGACTTTCAAGGAGTATGGCAGGGTTATCGACAAGAACGTAGCGACTGCGAGTTTCGCTGGTACGCATTTAGTCTGGAGATATGGCAGGAACTGACGACATGGAAGTATGAGCAACGCTGAAAAGATAGACAAGGCGTTCAAGGATTTTGAGAAACAGATTCTTGACACTACCGAAAGGGAGTTGCAGAAATATTGCTGGAAAATCCTTGATGCTGCTATCAAGGCAAGGGAGAATCTTCCCGATGCCCATGACTTTACTGGCAACTTGCTTAACTCCATCGTTGTATGCCTATACAAACGGAGAAATCCCGTTATCGCCTATTTCTCTTCATCACTTGTGCCAGAGGCAATCCGTCCAAAGATGCGACCTCTTCAGAATAAAAGTGAGAAAAGAATTGGCTTCCATCCTGACTATAGCGGTAACCGTTCCATCTACAAGCCAACCGTCCCGACAAACGGAGGGTGGGGTAAAGACGATGCAGAAGCGTTTTTTGAGAGTTACGTTCCTGACGGAAACAATATGTTTGACATCGTTGTAGCCTATACCGTAGAATATGCGGATTGGGTCAACCAACAGCGAGGGACAACGGGAATCCTTGAGACTCGCAGATTCGCACGTCGCGCAGGAATGACATTCATGGAACTAAAGGCAGCATAGGACTATGGCTAAAAAATCGGTACTATACAACATCTACGCAGACTTGCTCAATGCGATGAAGACCGTCGTTGAGAGCAAGTACATCTTCCTGAAGGACAGACCGAAGACGAATGACGGGGATGCACCGATGGCTAAGTTTGCCGTGATAGACCTGCCAGTCAGCATCGATGACTATGTGATAGGGAACAAGAAGACAATGCTCACCACGAGCGGCGTTTTCTACCTGTTCGTGCAGGCTCGTAACAACGGGACGCTTGACGTGAACGACACGGGTGACTTTACGGATAGTGTGGTAAACCTATTTCCGATAAAAGGTAACTGCTGCTCTGCCACCAACCCTATTGTACGAATGACAGGAAATGACGGACAAGGCTTTCAAGTTGTCACTATAACCTTCGATTTGATAACAAATTGGAAGGCTTTCGAGTAAAATAATTACATTAACAACATAAACACAAAACGACTATGGCAAATGTAACCAATGCAAATGGCGTATTCACTGGTATCAGTGAACTCCATGTTATCGCAGGCGGTTTCGGCACAGGCTTCACCCTTGGCGGCGGTTCACTCGTTGAGGTTCCCGTAGCCGAGGAATCCGGCTTCTCCTACAACGGCGGTACACCGTCTGTAGAGCGTTACCGCATCCACGGACTTTCAGCACCTTGGGCATCGAAGATGACCCCAGGCGACTCTGAGGTGAACCTGTTCATCCCGCAGGTAACCAAGGCTCTTCTGACTCTGTTCGGCTTTACTGCCGAGGACGCTACGGCTTCTCTTCTCAGCAAGAGTTGGACTGGTGTCAAGTTCGCAGAGACGCAGAAGGAGGTCAACCTCGGTATCGCAGCCATCAACCGCACGGCTGACCAGTTGTTCGCCATCAAGAAGATTAAGGTGCTTGCATCCATCATCTTCGACGATGCCAACAGCGCAAAGCCCATCGGTATTCAGTTGACAGGTGCTCAGGCAGCAGGCGCGGATGCCGACGCTATGGGTATCTTCGAACTGGCTTCTGCCTCTTCCTAATTGATGCTTTCTTTCATCTGATTAATCGGGGGCGGCGGTGAAAATCCTCCGTCCTCTTTTTCATTTTATCAAAGAACTTGAATAAAGATGAAAACGATAGATTTTGTTGTGCCGATGGTCTTCCATGATGACCCGAAATGGCAGGAGGACTTCAAGAAGGTAAGGCACATATACGACGAGAATAACCTTTACGACTTTGTGCGATACCGCAGTTGGGGTACCGAGGCCTTGCTGATAAGGTGTATCAGGAAGTTTATGCCTTTCGTGCGTACCATATATATAATACTCGCGCGTGAGAGCCAGAAACGCTACTGGATGGATGAAGAGGGCGTGAAGGTTGTCTATCACCGTGACTTCATTCCTGAGAGATTCCTTCCCACGTTCGGGCTTACCTTTGAAATGTTCCTGCATAAGATACCAGACTTGAGCGAGCGTTTTATCTACGGCAACGATGACATCTTCGCGCTTGCACCGCTAACGGAGCAGGATTTCTTTGAAGGTGACGTACCTTGCATCCACAACACAGAAAAGCCATATCCTGAGCATCCTAATATCTTCCACATGTTTTGCATCGGAGGGCTCAACTTCGTGGCAAAGGAGTTCGGCATGCGCTATACTGACACTTTCCTGAAGGGTGGTCACGGGCTTACCCCCATGCTGAAAAGCACATGGGGGCATCTTTGGAATATCGGTGCAAAAGAGATAGAGGCGAGCATCACCCCGTTCCGTGAGGGCTGCAACTTCAACCAGTGGATATGCCCTTGGTGGCACTGGCTTTCGGGGAACTACGTTGACAGGATTCCAAGCACCGTGTATGTAAACGTAAACAGCGGCGTTGACAAGATGGTAAAAGCCATTAAGGATAGCAAGGGCATCGTCTGCGTCAACGACAACGAGTGCGAGAAAGACTACAAGAAATACGCTGTGGCAGTACGATCCGCTATAGAAGAGAAACTTAAATAAGAACTATTTATGGAGAAAGAACCCAAGATTGAACAGCCGTCGGTAGAGGCACAAAGGACTTACGCCTCGATACGCGACAACGATGCTACGATAGTTAGCATCCTCGGTACTAAGAAGAAGTACAAAATTCGATGGTTGAAGAACGGTCAGATTGACAAGTTATCCCGTCTGCTTATCCGCAAGGGCGATACGGACAATGAGGATGCGGAGAAAGACAATCCCCTTAACGCCATCATTGATGACAGCAAACTCGCTTGCAAGGCTGCTGCCATCTATATCCTTGACGGCTACTGGAAGTTGAGACTCCGCTACTGGTTTCTATGGCGGTGGTTCTACTATGTCCGTCAGTATGACAACGTACAGTTCTATGATTTGTTGATTGAGGGTCAAAAAAAAATTCCGCTCGGGCCGTTCTTGATGGTTACCATGTGCTTGACAGGGGCAAGGGCTACGCTGATGAACATGAGGACGGAAGAAGCCGAGCATATCCTTCAAGAACACGCTACGGCGCAGCAGGAGGCGACGGCAAAGCAAGGCAGTACTTAGTGATGAGCAAGTCGTTCTTCTTCGGGCTTGTGACGGTCTATGACTGGGAATGGCTCTGGGGAAGGACTGCTGCACAGATAGAACTTCGTACCATCGACCAGCCGATAGTCGTCTATAAGGCAGACAAGAACAAGGAGAAGCCTTGGAAGAACGGCACGGTCAGCGAGGACTACGCCAACAAGCAGTACCAGAAATGGCTTAAAGGCAAGAAACAGCGTGAGCGCGAAGGTAAGACGATTGATATTGAAAAGGCTTTCGCCAACGGAAAGAAGGTTGACTTCAACGAGTTTCTGAGAACATGGGAGAAAAGGGAGATAGAATAGAAAAACTCCCGACTCTTACAACATAAGGAACCACCCATATTATCATAACACGGCCTAACAGAGAGGCGAGTCGGGAGTATAGCCCGTTTACCAATCTGTTAGGCTTAATTTGTCTATATGGGTGGTTCGGGTGCAAAGGTACAAATTTAAATGTAAATTGCACATGAAACGAGTTGAAATTTTAAAAATCGGGCGCGAATTGTTAAAGTTGATGTCAGAAAATGACCTCAAAATTAACGATTACTTGTTTGTCGGCATGTTCTATGAGTACGAGTTCTTACGCAAGGAACATGAGAAGTACGCCAACATCATTGATATTCTTTCAAGGAAGTACAGAATCAGCCAAAGTAAGGTAAAACGTATTCTCAGGAGGCTTACTAAAGAAGTCAAAATATGAACTTTTAACAAAATGTAAATACTTGTTATCTTGTTTGTTATGGGATAAATTTGTGTTGTCAATGCGCAGAGACGAAGTAACTATAGTATTAACAACGCAAAACAGAATTATCATGGCAGAAATCTATCAACTTCCTGATGGTAATGGCGGCAGCGGAGTAGGTAATATCCCGTTCAGCATACCCATCGGCGGTTTCGGAGGCGGCAACGGCCTCTTTGGTAATGGTAACAACACTATCGGCGACCTTATCGGCCTTGCTATCGTGGCATCTATCTTCGGATGGGGCGGCAACGGATTCGGTAACGGTTTTGGCGGCGGTGCCAATGGTGCAGGCTTCCTCAGCAACCAGATTAACAACGACTCAGGCAGAGAACTTATCATGAACGCCATCACCTCGCAGGGTGAAGCACAGCGTACGGCCGTTCAGACTCTCAGTTCTATGCTTGGTCAGGACTTCAACCTCGTGAACACCCAGATCCAGGGCATTCAGACCGCACTGAACCAGATTGCCAACACTCAGGGCATGTCAACACTTCAGGTCATCAACGCCATCCAGTCGGGCGACGCTTCGCTTGCCGCACAGTTCCAGAACTGCTGCTGCGAGAACCGCCTTGGTCTGTGTCAGTTGGGCAACACCATCGGACAGGGCTTCGCAGGTGTACAGCAGTCAATCGCAGGCAAGGCAGCAGCCGACCAACTCGCTATGTGCCAGCAAACGTATGCCTTGACCGACACGATGAATCGTAATTACCTCAATCTTGACAACAAGATTGATGCGATGGAGTCGAGTCGCAAGGATCGTGAGATTACCGCACTGACCGCCAAGGTCGCTCAGTTGGAGTCCCAGAACTTCACCACTGGTATCGTTCAGCAGGCAGTCGCTCCCGTCCTCAATCAGATGGCAGGTCTCGCAAAGGAGGTCGATGACATCAAGTGCAAACTTCCTGAGACAGTCAGCGTCACCTATCCCAACTTGCAGGTTGTGAACGCCACTCCGTATGTAAATGGCGGCTTCTATCCCAATGGAGGCTACAACTACTACGGTAACGGCTATTACAACGGTGGTATTGTATTCTAAAGCATAAGGAGGTTGGATATGGAATGCTTGACTAATATCACTACAAACGCGGGAGGAATCCCTTATCTGTCAACGACCAACGTAAGCGTCGGAACGGAGAGTGTTGACCTTGCCCTTGGATGGCAGCGCAGGCTACCGCCTGTCGGCTACTTCACCGTGAGGATTGCCAATGCTATCCCAGAGGGTACGACCACAACATTACCCGTCACGCTGTCGCTCTTTGGGGTGACACGCAATCTGACGCTGCCTAACGGCACTGCAGTTACGGTTGCAGACCTTGAAGACGTGAATGTGTTTACGGTCTTCAATGACAGGTTTAACAGCATCCTCGCGCTGATGTCGCGTACTACCGTGTGAGAAACAAGAGTGATTAACGAACAAAAAAGTAAAACAACATGGATTTCTACAATTTGGGCGAGAACAGCCCGGTATATATTATCCGCAAGAAGCCGTTTCAGTTCTTTACTGGAACGCTGAAGTCAAAGAGTACGAAACAGCAGAACGCCTACATGCCGTCGTTGCAGCCTCAGAACATCGACGTTGTGGTGACTGTCAACGGCAGTGACGAGATTCTGCCAGGCATACCGCAGAACATGGAAACGGTGGAGTACAAGGGAAGTTACTACAGCGTAAGTTCGGAGGGTGCGCAGCAGGCCATCGCCAATATGATGCAGATGGCAAGCAACGGAAAGGCAGAGCAGGCGTACTATGATTCCGTTCTTACCGAAGGTGAGAAGTATATGGAGCAGTTAAATCCGCAATATGCGGAGGGCAAACGTCAGGCACGCAGTATTGTTGACTTGCAAAAGCGACAAGACGAGCAGGATAAGAAACTTGACAAGATTCTTTCGAGACTTGACGAGTTCTTTGCCCCGTCCAAAAAGTAGAATCCCTTAAAACAGAACGACTATGCCATTTATTGTAATCAACGATGACAAGGATAGCAAGGAGCAGATGCGCTCCAACATGCGCGAACACATGCGCAACAACTATCGTGGCGGTGGCAGTTATCGCGGAGGAATGAACTACCGTGGTGGCAACTACCGTACAGAAGAGGCGTATAAAGAAGGGTACGAGCATGGCTACAAAGACGGCGCAGACGATATGGACGAAGAGCACTATCGCCGCAGCCGTGACAGCCGTGGGCGGTTTACTTAATTAAGGAAAGAGGGGAGATTCTTGAACAGGGTTTCCCCTTATTCCAATTTTCTGTGTGATTCTTGATAATCCTTTTCAATTCTTTCAAAAGTTGCAAGAATTGGAAAGAAAGTAAAATAAGAAAAGTGTTATTGTAGATTCACATAGAAAAGTAAAATAAGAAAAAAAAATCCTGCAAAAATCGCTTATTTTCACAAAAAACGTAGAAATAAGGTGGTTTGGACAGGCTTAAAAATAACAAAAAAGTAAGAAATAAGAAGATATGAAACAGTATATATCAGAAGACCGTGCAATCTATGAAGATATGTATCACGGCATGTTCAGCAGAAAGTTGGCACGTTGGGCTATCGAACACATGGAAACAGAAGACCCGACAACTGGTAAGATGAAGCCAATCACTCCACGTTCTGCTGATGACGTAGCGGAAATCCTGTCTGCAAACAAGGTACAACTTTCAGACGATTGCCTATACACAGGTTGGTATCTCTTTAATATGGCCATCGCCGATTATCCAAAGACATTGAAGACCGACGAGCAGAGAGCCGTGTTTGTAGAGGAAACCATCTGCGATCCTGACGGCGACCCGACGAACGTGTTAGCCTGTTTTGAAGCAAAGATGTGCAATGCAGGCATCCCTATCTATTGGGAACGAATGATGTAGAGCCTATGAAGACGGGGTATATTGACGTTGACGGCAAATGGGGTGTTATCCTCTGCTATGACTTTCGCAGGTTGGATGAGTACGAGATGCGTGCCTCGATGATGTCGTTCGGTATGCGTGGCGATAAACTTGACACAGCCATAGACACGATTCTGAACTACAAGAATACGGGTTTGTGTATCAGCCGTGGCGATATACGCATGAGCATTATCTTCATCGGAAACGCAACAGGTGGTGACCAATGGTGGGACACTACGGCACACGAACTGTTGTATCATGCCGCTTGTGCCATTTGGGATTACTATGATGTTCCTTATGGGAGTGAGGATGCCGCTTGGACGGTAGGCTACCTGATGCGTAAGGCCGTGCAGGAACTTGGCGAGCCGTGCCGATGAAGACAAACCTTCAACCTATAGGCGGAGGTGTAAACCTGCTGACTTTGGAAGGTGTTACGCTTACAGACCTTGATGATGTTGATTCTTGGCTGTTTGCCATTGATATACCACCAAAGGAGCGTAACGAAGCCTGTTTGCGGATTCTCGCAGACGGCAGTTTCAGTGTGTGCAACATTGAGCATAGGGTGGAGGTGAATTGCAGAAAACTTAGTTATTAATCATTTTATAGAAAAAAAGCAATGAACAAAGAGAAATTAGAAATTGAACACGCTCAGTTGAAAGAGCGTCTTGCTGAGTTGACGGATTTTATCAACTCAAAGGAGTATTACGAACAGAGCGAGAACGAGAAGCATCTTATTGCCACTCAGCGCACTGGTATGGAAATGTATCTGAACAGTCTTTCGTTGAGATTGTGGGGTAATGACAAGACGGGGAACATGTCTTCTTCGTCCTTACTGCCCTTACTGATGAGTACGATGCTGATGCCGAGTTTCAGCAGTCCTACACCTTCTTTTCCTTCATTGGAGGAAAAGAGTGAAGGAAAAGAGAACGTATAGTAAGCAGATTTCCATTGTGTTAGAGGGGTGTCGGTTGTTCCGATGCCCCTTTTGCAATATTTTTCAATTATAAATCGCTGATTTTGTGCGAATAAGTTGATTTTGCAAAGATAATTTCGTATCTTTGCGGCATAATCTGTGGTATTGTCACAGGAGATCCCTGTTTTTTGGCTTTGTAAGTTCTGCTGCCAAGAAATGCCATTATCTCATTATTTGATAATCACAAAACAAAACAGGGACTATTATGGCAAACGAGTTGATGTTCCAGATTGGAATACAGGAGGTCGAGAGAAAGATAAAAGAAGTCAAAAAAGAATTTGATGACTTTAACAAAGCGTATGGTGATGGCAAGGGCATTACCGTTTTATTAAACTTAAAAGGAGCGACTGCTGAAGTAGATGCTTTGTTGAATCAGTTAAAATTGATTGGCAATCCTGATGTTTTGAAGCCATTAGAAGTAGAAATTGTTAACGTTAAGCAGCAGATGGAGCAGGTTCAGGCTGCAACAGACAATGGGGCAGAAGCATCAAATAAGGCTGCAAAGGCAGAAGAGAACCGTTTGAAGTTGCTTTCCGATGTCGAGAATGTCTTGAAGCGTATCGCTAATCTCAGCACAACTAACGCTAATGCTGTTGCGCTTGGTGGTGCGGAAAATCAATTCAAGTCACTTTTGCAGGATATTTCAAATCTTGAAAAGGGTGGTAATATAGACGTTCTTAGTGCAAGGTTCTACCATTTGAAATCTGAATACAGAGACGTTATAGGAGAGGCAAAGTCTTTCAACAAGGAACAGGAGAGCGTTTTCAAGAAAGCCATTACGACAGCCGACAATCTTGGTACACATATTGACAAACTGAATGCCAAGAAGATAAATTTTCAAGGCATGGACACTTCAGCCTTTGACGCAGCCATTAACAGGATTCGTGCTATAAAAACGGAGTTGGAGAATTTTGCCAAGACGGGTAGTTCTTCACACGGAAACTCAGCCCAAGAGATTGTCAGGAAAATGGGGCTTGCCGAGGCTAATGAGCAGGCTCGTATTGCTTTGCGTAACCTCAATAGCGAGAAAAGCAAAGGTGCAAATGCCACCTCACAACTCACTGCCGAAGAGCAACGTCTTGCTTCTGCCATCGGTCACTCCACTGGTGAGATGCGCGGTCAGAGTCAGGTGCTGAGTGACTTGAAGTCTTATGCAAAACAATATTTGTCTGTTTGGGGA